ATGAATATCACCTACAAATTTGAGCTAAATTATCGGCCCAACAAAGACGGACGACATACAATATTCCTGCGCGTAACGGCAAACCGTAAACACCGGAAAATTAAAACGACCGTTGCCGTAAAACCAGACGAATTTGATAAGGATGCCAAGTGGGGCAAATGGATTGCTGCTAAAAACCTCTACCATAAGGAATATAATACCAAGCTTAAAAAGGTACTTCGGGATGCCGAGGAAACGGCCGATATGATCGATGCAACGGGCGTAGCCACGCCGGTCGAGGTGATCAACCTTTTGCATAACCCAATGCCCGATGAGGGGTGGACGCTGGGCAGTTTTGCCCAGAAGGTAATCAATGATGCGGCCTCCAACAGCGTCGGCTACCAGCGCAATCTCAAATCCCGGCTAAGTGTCTTTGTTGACTTTGCTGGAAAAGAGCTGCCTCTGAGAGCTATCAATCTGGACGTATTGAACCGCTTCAAGCGGCATTTACAGGCGCAGGGCACGATGACCGGTACCCGGCATACCTACTTCAACCGGATCAAGCGGATGATGCTGGAAGCCTTGAAGCTGGAATATATCCAGAAGGATCCGTTCGCCCATTTCGATATGCCTTCCGATAAACCAGCGCCGAGACTTAAACTTTCCGATGGTCAAGTCGACGCCATTGAAGCTGTGGAGGTAGGGGGGAAGCGGATCGATGCGAAGGGCAGGCGCTACGATCAGGGAATCTGGTTGTTTCGGGCGAAATACTTGTATCTGTTTGCCTATCACATGGGGGGTATTCGATCGCGCGACGTGCTCCAACTGCGCTGGAGCAATATAGTTGGGGAGAAAGGAGCTGAGCGCTTAGAATACCAGATGTCCAAAACGGGGGAACAGATGTCAACCCGGATCAATAAACGAGCCAGAGAGATTATTGAGCTCTTTAGAACAGATCACTACAGGCCTCATGATTACCTTTTTGGGTTGTTATCGAACGAGGCTAAATATGCCCACTACCTCACTTATGAGCAAAAGAAGAAAATGCCCAGGGAGCTGGCCGTACGGCTCTTTAATGATATTTCGTCGGTGCAGGTGCTCATTAACCGGGAGTTGAAAACGTTAGCCGAAAAAGCAGGGATAACCGAGCGTTTAACGTTTCATACGGCACGCCACTCCTTTGCCGACAAAGCCCGCCGGAAAATGAAGGAATCCAAGAATATCAGTATAGACGACATCCGGCAGGCTTTGGGTCATCAGCGGCTGGATACCACCCAGCGCTACCTCAACGGGTTTGATAAGGAAAGTCTGGATACTGCAATGGATGCGATATTTGGAGATGACTAAATAATTAAGTGATTTAGAAAAATGAAACATATAAAACGGAAGTTTAGAAACGAGTTTAAGTCCGATGCAAAGGAGTTCGAAGAAAAATATAATGTAATTGATCTAAATGGTAATCGTGAAGAATTTAGATCAATTAAGCATGCGAAAGGATTAGTATGCTTTTTGCATACGGATTCAGATATGGCTGTGGAAGCCTTCCAGGTAAGAATAGACGGCAAATATTACTACATACCTGAACCTGATCTTATATTAATTTATTTTGACAGCGCTCAACGGCATTATAAGTCTATTGCTCAGCAAAAGAAAGAGATAATCAAAGCTTTTGATATTGAAACATCAGATATGAAACTGGACGTTCATAAGCTTTATACCCATTATGAATTGTGTGTGGTTTTTGTTACTTCTTTATTTACCTCTATTGAAGCCTTTATGAATAAAATTATACCAGATGATTATCTTTTCAGCGACCCTAAGAGTAATAGAGTTGAGGTTTATAATAAAGAACAAATTCAGAGATTTATTTCATTTGATACTAAGATAAAAAGAATACTTAAAGAAATTACAAATAAAGATTTCCAAAAAGCGCATCCAAATAAATATCAATTTATAGAAAATCTTAAGAATTTTAGAGATTCTATAATCCACACAAAAACCAGTAATGAAGGGAATACCCCTTATGAGCATTTATTTAAATTAGCATTTACATTTAGATATGAGGAGGTACTACATGCTGTAAGGGATTTTATTAATTTTTATGAAAATGATTATGTAGTTGAATGTGATTGTGGTGGAGACTTTTAAGCCTAACGCCAAATAATAACAGTATTAAAAGTTTTCAATGGGGACCGGAGGTCGTTCTGCCAGGAAAAACACTAATAAATTTCCATTAACTCCTCATCAGTTAATATGCCTGAAAGGTTCGATTGTACTTTAATGTTATAGTTTTTAATAGAATCATGCTCAACTATACCTAATGGTATAATGTTATCAATTTGTGCTCTAATTGATAGCATATTCAATGCGTCAGCGTAAGATAAGCAAGAAATAAGTAAAATTTCACCTTTCAACTTAAAGATTGCTCTGGATAATATCATAAATAATGGAGATTAGAATTAAAGTGAAACTAGAACACCATGCTTGGACAAATCCTGAGTATATTTATCAGCGTTAATTATAAATGCATAGTATAATTTAATTGTGGTTTTAAATTCAGTTTTAAAAACATATGCAGCTGAAGCATACCTGCTATTTTCTGGGTTATAACTCTTAAGTATATTGAAATTAAATGTTTCTCCTCCTTTAAATTTTTTGATATCAAATGTATTGATAACTGCATAATCTACCAGTATTCTTTCCATTGAACTATCCTCGTTTGGTGTACGAGATAGTAAGGCATATTTCTCTAAAAATGCAATAAGCATTTGGTTGAGATTAAAATCGTTTGAATATTCAATGTCAGAATAATATATTCGGAGGGCACTAGTGATGACAATCTTATTTTTATCTGTAATGCCTATTGATAATAACATAAACTTGTGATTTGGGTCATCATTATTAAAAATAGTTGCAAAGAGAATAATAGTCACCTTGTCATCGATATGAACATGATATACAGAATCAGGCTTAGCAAAGCTTGATTCTACATGTGATTTCCTTATGGAGAATTGCTCGAATTCTTTAAAAGTTGGATTAAATACTAATTCATATTTATTTAAAGGTAATAGGCCTTTTTTTAATAATCTTTCTTTGGCATTTTGTTTTCGATCATAAGTCAAGATTTGAGTGCTTATTTCATTTGAAATAAAAGTCAGCATTTTGGACCTTGCTTTATCTGAATTATCATTATCTTGAACGTAAACACGATTTCTAACCTCCTTCTGGGTTATTGTCAACAGAGCAGGATCAATATCGTAAGAATATTGATCAAAGGGATTAGGTAATAATCGTTCTGTTAAAACCACAAGAACCTTTTGCGCTTCTGCTGGTGGGATTGTTCTTAATGCTTGTAACATGTTATAGCTCGATTATCTGAAATTCAGAACCTTTTAAATCTTCAATAATATATTCTTTGGCAATACTTGCCCTTTTGGCAATTGGTACTAGTTTAACTCTACCCATTACCGCTTCCTGGGGTATTAGATATATAAGTGGCCTCCAATAAGCTTGTTCGTTACTATCTGCTAATGAGATGATCTCATCTCTGTCAAAATCACTAATAGTGCCAGATGCAGCAAATCTCATAGCTAACGATTTAAAGGATGCTCTTTGTTCATTGATCTTGTAACTATGACGGTCAGGGCGTACACATTCACCCTGTAACTGTTTATAAATATCGGCTGGATTGGAGCTAGGAGGCAAAAAATGACCAGCTGAATAGGTGGACAACGTTTTACTATCAAATATTTCACTACACCATATGTAGTGGACATCTTTGTAGAATTCCTTCTGAATAAAGTACTTTAAATAACAATTCGTAGAGTACAAAATCATCGGTTAGGTGTCGAAAGGGGGTACTTAGGAATTTAACTGACTATTAATGGTTTGAAGTATTTCAATCACCTCTTTGGCACTTTCAGCAAACTCAGCCTGTGCTTCATCCTTATTATTCTTAATCCAATCTAATACCTTGTAGAGCAACTTCTCTTTTGCCTTTCGTTTCTTTTGATCATCAATAATGGATAGTGTAGCATCTACTTCTTCCTGAAATCGATCTGGGTAATACTTTTCAAAATCATGTTGACTAAGCTGTTGAAAGTTTGTAGTATTCCATCCGGATTTTACATACTTAGATCTTAAACCCTCTATAATTTTATCTTCATGCTCTCCACCATCAATTAACACCCAGACTCGATTTTTATACATTGATTCCAGATGTAGGAATATAAATAACTTATCAAAGTCATTTAGCTTAGGTTCGATGTTGGTAACACCACTTGCTGAAAAGGTTTTAATCGTTGTTTGTAAAGGATCTACAAACCAGGGGATTAGCCAATCCCGGATTATACGTTCCGCTGAGGATTCTTCCAAAAACAACCAGCCTTTCCACAAACCGAAGTCAAATAAATCATACCCTAAGTCTTCAAGTACTTCCCGTCTTGCTTGTGGAGTATTGGCTACCTCTGTAAGTTGAGATATGAATAAGCTGGGCCGTTCAGGGTCAGAAAGACTATTGATAATATTAAAAATCTTGGCATCCGGTACACTCCCCAGATACTTCATGACTATATTGGAGTGCGTAGAAATGAAGATTTGATTGGTCGATGACTTTTGAATAAGTAACTCCAGTAAAGCTTTAAGGGCCTTGGGGTGAATGTCATTTTCAATTTCCTCAATAACAAATATTTTCTTTTCAGCTATACATAAGTCAACAATCAGTCCAAGCATATTTACAACACCTTCACCCATCGAACTAATGGGAATATTTTCCCAATTGCTGATACGGTAAACTGCTTCTTTACCTTGGGGAATGAATGATGTTGTTACCTCAAAACCTAGAATTGACTTACAGGCGCACACGTAAGCTGTATGCCCTGGCTCAAATGACCTGTCATTCAATCTATCTATTTTACTTATTATATTGGCAAGATCCCCAGTTACTGCATTAGAATTAACAGCATTTATATCATGTTTGAAAGTTGTAACTTTTCTTTTTGATAAATATGGGTAGAAAATATTGGTAGGTTCAACATTAGATTGAATAGTAAATTGCCTCGATTGAGAAATAACTGAAGATTGGAAGTGTCTTTCATAAGAAGGTCGACTAATAAGAATAGTTACCCTATCATAAGAAATTGGGTTAGCATCAAATTCTTCTTTATAAAAAAAATCTGAAAGGTTTAGTATGATATGACCACTTGTTTGCCCGAATATTATATCTGTATAATTAAGCCTATAATCTTGTATTTGAAGTAATGAGTTTAATATTGTAGACTTACCTGAGTTGTTGGGACCAATAAATAGATTTATTGTTGATGAAAATTCAGTTTGTGGTAAGTATTTAAACCCTCTAATGTTCTTAAGCTCAATTGATGTAATTTTCATGGTTATGGTGTAGGAAGGTACTGGATGGGAATTGTTGACTCGTTATTAAGATAGTGTAACCGTTAATTTGACTGTTAGGCATAATCAAATTCAACAGTTACGTTATCTTTGAGTTGATTGAGTTTATGGGATATATGTATGATTTCATCGAAGGAAACATCGCAAAAATTATTCACCCAATCCTTTTGCAGATCAATTAAATCGTACATGTCTGAATTGAGATATTTATGGCCAAGTTTGTTATGATCCAACATTAGGTCATAAGATGGTGAACCAGGCAATGGAGTCATTATGGAGACTACCACTTCAGTGATATTAGTATGATTGAGAAGTGATTCAATATAATTAGAAGTTGCCTCTAAAGTCTTCCTGTTTTCTCCAGGTAACCCTAATACAAAACCAAGAGCTACATTAATATTATTTTTTTCGAGCAATTTAATGGCTCGTTTTTGCTGGTCGATGGTATTGCCTTTTATAGTATTTTTTAAAATTGACTGATCTCCAGACTCAATACCAAGAAAGATTTCGAAGGTATTTAAATCTTTTAGCATCTTGACGGTTGTATCGTTTATGTGGTTGACCCTAGAATAGATAAATCGTATACCAAACTCATCGTTGAAGTTTGTTTTGTTTTCATAAAAAGAAGTAAACCAATCTAGATTGCCTAAGAAGTCATCGCCTACATCCATGATGGCATCGATTGAAAATTGCTCTTTAAGTTTTCTGATTCGATTCCAAACTTGTTTCGTGTTGTCGAATCGGCTGATGAGCTCTCGACTGCAAAATGTGCAACCTCCAGTTTTGTCTTTCCAAACGCACCCTCGCTGGGAAAGAAACGCAAGTGGACGATTGAAGGGGCCTTTGTTGCGATTTAGAGCATAATTGTTAAAGTACTTTTCAAGATCAACTAAAGAATAATCTATTTCACTTATTGTGGCGCTGTTGTTGTAGGCTAGATCATTTTCAAAAATATTGTTGCCTTGCCTATAGATTACATTTTTAATGTTTGCTAGTGATTTGCCTTTAATTAGCTCTAAAAAAGGAATTTCACCATCTCTTTTAATGATATAATCTATTTCCTTCCTGTTAAATAATATACGACTTCCGAGTGAAGAGGCATAATTCCCTCCAAGTACAACCTTTGCATTGATTGCCTTACAAAGTTTTGCTATATGGATAGTTTGTTGGTAGGAATCAATGTTGGGGGAGATCCCTACTAAGTCTGGTTGAAAATTTGCCAAAGAGTGATAGATTTCATCTTTGGACATTATTTCCTGATCATAGATCACTATATCGCACTCATAATCGGAATGTTTGATATGGGAGGCAAGAGCAAGAAGGTTAAGCGGTTGCCAATGACCCGCATCAATACAACGTATCCTATCCTCATCAATTGGGGGGTTGATTAATGCAATTCTTCTAAAACTCATACCGGTCTACTGTTGATGAAATAAAGATTCAAACCAATGATTTAACGAATGGGCTTCGTCTTTGTTGAGCTGAATATGTGAGGTTTCTGTCTTTACATCACCGATCCGTACTTCTACATAGGCAGTTAGACTCTTGATCTCTTTGCCGTCATAGATACCATATGCAGTTACGATAGGAGCTTGATTGGGCGGAATAACTCTATAATTAATATTAATTTCCTCACTTTTCTTGCCAGATTTGTGCTCCACTTTTTTTATCAATCGAATCATGCGGTTAACTACTTCTGGCTTGTCTGGTATAATATATTCATACTTTTTATCATTCTTAATATTTAAAACTATAGTGTCCAGAAATTCATGTTCATCATCATATAGATCTGGACTAATAATACGAATAATATCTGCACTACTTTCTATCCTTTTTAATTGATTGTTAGGCACTAATAATTTCTCTCGTTTATTGGTTTCATTAATGGATTCAAGTAGATTATTAGCCATTTCTGATATATTTTTAGCGGTATCGGGAACGTCAAATAGCTCTTTTAATATGAAAAAGGCTAAAAAAGACATGGCTATAGCTGTCCCTACTGTAAAGGTATAAATCAAAAGCTGATCCTTGCCGGAAATCATTCCGGTAATTTTAGCAATGACAATAGTTAATAATGGAACGGAAAAAGCTAGAATATTTGCAGCTGTAACTTTTACATTTTTTAAAGTCGCCATGTTTTTCTATTGATGTGAACGTTTAGGATTAGGATAGATATTAAAGGTTCTGGATGGGGGTAATGGACAACAGGTTGGTTAATCGCAAAAGGATCGACCTAATCTTTTTTGGTTCGAATTGTATATAGATACACATTTAGCCCCATATTCTTGGGCAGTTGGACATAAAAGCCTAGCAAGACCATCCTTATTATCTCCATCTTCAATCGTATAAACCCAAACACAAGAATGGCCCTCATAGATCACAGATAAACACGTTTGACCAAGTGATGACATTTTGCTTTCAATGGCATACTTCATGGCAGTATCCTTTTGTGCATCTGTAAGTGTATCGTTGTTTGAACTGTCTTGTTTATTTGTAGAATTGCTTATAAAAATCATGAAAATTATAACAATAGCAAACAAAGAAAAGGCCCCTATGTAAAGATACTTATTTGGTATTTCTTTTTTAGTTGGCTGGTTAATTTTAGGCCTAGGTATATAATCAATTCTTTTTATATCAGGCACTATTCCTGTTTCATCATAGACCTGTTTCTTTTCTACCATTATTTGATAGTCTTTTTTACTTATATATGCATAATGTTTTGAGCTTTGTTTTGCGGCCATTAGTTTTTTTAAAGACCGGTCATCAATTATAAATTTAGGGACATATTTCTCTAATTCTTCTACATCAATTTTTATATCATCGTTAGATTGGTAACCATTAATAAGATTTTCTACATATTTTTCGGCTTGATCGAACTTGAGGTTATGGCTTTTTATTACTGAATGGATCGCGGCTACTTTGCCTTGGTGTTTTAGGATCCATTTTATCTCATCATCAGTCATATAATTATAAACTACCTTTTAGTCCAATCCCGATCAACTTTACGCACTATATATAATTCATACACCTCAGAAAGGCGTACCTCATAAGTGGGATATTCATTTTTATCTGGATTCTTTGATGCACAGGTGATTATACCTTCTTTGATGTTATGACCTACAATGCGTTTGATGATCAGCCCGTCGTGCGTCGCAATCACGTAATCAGTGCCGCCATTCGTGTAGAGTTTATAGCCCCAGTGATCTGGTTCGATAAACTTTCCGATCGCTACATCGCCATGGCAAATAGCATTTAAACTATTGTCATTCATACTATCCCCCTTTACCTCAAAAGCGCGAAACCGGCCTTTTTCGGGTTGCGGTAAGACAATTGAATATTTGGGTAGCTCTTCCAGGTATTCAGGATCCTTCCACCCGTGTGCGTAACTGGCATAGGCATATTCCGGAACGAGTGGTATGGTTAGCAACACTGAACCATTATCCAACTCCCGGAACTCACTACCTGAGGGTGTAGTGGTAACAGCAGTTTCATCAACTAAATCAAGAGGTACTACCTCGTCATTCGGATTTGGCTCTTTGGAAATCTTGGGCTTATAAAATCCCATTCGGTCAAATTGGGGTGTTTTTCCTTCGCCCTTAACAAGCCAATCTACCTCTACTTGAGTGAATTTAACCTCCTCATACTTGAGTAAAGCATTGCAAATGGAAATGATTGTTGCCTTAGTCGCTTTGTGTTTGTTATTAATTGCACGACTTAAAGTTCCCGCTGATAGGTCTTGTTCTTTAGCCAGCATATAAGGGGTAACTTTCTTAATATCAAGCAAATACTTAAGCCTGTCTCCAAAGGTGTCCATTTGTAAAGTTGTACTTTTCAAGACAATTGAGGTATATGAAAAATATTTTTGCAATTAGTTGCAATTGCAATTAGTTGCAACTAAGTTTGTAGCACGATAACACTACAACAATAGCACAATGGTAGGACAAAAACTAGACGTAAGTCCAGAAAATGGCGTACAGACGGGGCATCCGTTGGCTAATCGGCTCATGCATGCATTTAACGGTATACCCAAGGCGTTCAGAATCCTGGCCCGTCGTGATTTCTGTGAGTATTGGGGGTGCAGCGACGATACGTTTCGGGCCAAACGGTCTGGTCAGCCGGGCTATCTGGTGACAGTGGCCGAGTGCGAGTGGTTGGAGAAGTACAAACCGGTGATTGTCCGTGATTAACCCGTTAGACTACCATGAAAACGCCTACCAAAAAACGTAAGCAGAAGCGGGATCAGAAGATTTACGCCGAGCTTCTTAAGCTCAAAGCATTGCCCGGCTCAATGCCTACCGCCTGTGAACTGGCAGTCGCTAAAAAGTACGGTGTGTCTCGATCGACAATTTACAACATCGCCAAACGAATTGGAGGGATTTCTAAACTAGCATCGGTATGAAAGTATCCGTGGATATCGAGCTTTTATCGACCTTACAGGCAACCCTGGAAGCGGCTCGGTTAGAAATTAAAAAGGCCAAGGATCGGGAGCAGGGCAATGAACCACTGAGTATTGAGGAGGCCGCTAAATACCTGAAAGTATCGCGAACAACGCTCCACACCTATGTGAAAAGTAATCAGATTGTTCCCTCTGAATTTGGGAACCGGGTTTGGATCACCCGTTCGGAATTAGATCGATTCATAGAACGGCATCGCCGGAAGGTGTACGCCTAACGATAGTCCCGCTAAGGGAGGCACGGTGGTAACGCAATGGGTGGGGGCGATGCTCCCAGCTATTCTACTCGCCGTAGAATGACAAACCCCGGCATGGCCAGGGCTAGTGCAACAGTTCAAATTCAACACAAAATTATGATTAAGCTCGCAATTCTCAAAATGCGACCCTGGGCAGTTATTGCCCTGTCGATCGCTCAGTCACGCCCGGTTCGCTGGGCTAAGAGCCGACTTTTCAAGCTGGAAGGCTGGCTGGTGTACCGTTGGACGGGCCGGTGGAATTACACCCACAGCACGGCCCGTGCCGTCTGGGTTACGACCTATGTACTCCTCATGGCCTTGTTCGCCATCGCGTTTGGTTTGTATAACCTGTTTTTGAGCCGGATATGATACGCCCAAAATCAACGTACAGCCGGTTAGCCTGGTTTAAGATCGCCATCATGGGAGCCTGTATACTCTACTTGGTTTATCATTATCTGCTCGTTCACTTCGCTAAACTTCCTGTTTCTACGCTGCCATGAGCACAAAAAGCCCAACTACGTTATTTATGGCCATGACGGCCGTTCAGGCCAGCACCAAAGAGATCGCCAATCTCTCGCTGAGTCTGGATGAGGTATACGATAAACTCAAAGCCAGTCTATTTGCCAATAGTCTGCTGGCTACCTGTAGTGTACAGGATACGATTCAGTCTGGCGAACAACTTCAGCTGGGGGCCGAGTGGACGTTTCGGTTTGGTAACGGGGATGCGATTGTATCCCGGGCGGTGGTCGTTCTACCCTGTCTGAAGCTCAGTAATGACTTGCTGCTAAAGGCGCAAAAGTTGTCTATCCTGCAAGTTTTCTTTCTGACGATTAACCCCGTCGATGAGGTCAATAAGCATCTGGAGTCGAATGGGCAAAAGCCACTGGTTACGGCTGATCAGCTGCAAACCAAAACCCCACAAGATTTTGCCGATGCCAGCCATAAACGCAAAGCCTGGGTCGATGCGGTGCCGATGCTCAATCCCAAAAAGCCAGACGACTGGACAGCGCATGCGGTGAAGCTGAAGGATTTACCGGGTCAGGATGAAGACTCTCAGAAAGAGCTGTTTAGGGAGATGAAACGAATCGCCCATGAAAAGGGACTCGCTTTCCATCCAGATACAAAGAAATTTTATCCAGCTCATGCTAAAGCCAGCGCGTAAAGCCGAATTACAGGCAAACAAGCAGTACGAAGCCAATCGTAAGCAGGAAGCTAAAGACTGGAAAGCCCGATTAAAGGCTCAGAAAGACAAGCGGGTGTAGCTACGTATCACTTTAACCAATCATAGATCTATGGATCAATTCTTTTTTGAAAAACGGGAGCTCCCCGTCAAAATAACGGATGAGCAACGAGCGGAACTCCAGAAACGAAATGCTGACATCGACATTGAGTTGCAAGTGGCGGCCGAGGAGTTTGAACGGGCTAAAGGCATTCACAAAGGGGCTACGGAGCCCATCAAAAAGGAGAAAGTCAAAAACCTCTCTATTCTCAGAACCGGTGTTGAAAACAAGGTCGTAAATGTCTACGAGTACGTCAATGAAGAGGAGGCTACGCTCGAATTCTACGATGAAACCTCTCAGCTTGTTCACGCTCGCGCTCTGACGATTGACGAGCGTCGTCAGCATCGAATTCCTTTCAATCGAAAGCGGCTGGAATCGGCCGATTAATCCTAATACTCAATTTCAATTCGTTCATTTTTAGCTGTTTATCAATACTATGACCGATACATTGCATCTTAAAATTGAATCACTCGATGAGAATGAGTTGGTGATTCGGCACGGCGAGGCTGCCAAGATTCATCTAGAACCTGCTATTAGCCTGGTTGGGAATTTCGGCGCTCCCGCTGAATTTGTCAGTAAGCGTTATACTGAATCCGTGAAAATGCTGGATCGATTTGACGTTAGTGACTGTCACGTTTATTTTAACAAAAGTGATTTGTCGATTACCCTGATTGCTGGTGAGCAGGAGCGGGATACAATTACCGTAGGAGGGAAACTCAAAAAGAATCCGTTCCTGGAATCGCTCAGCATTAACGGGCGGGGTTATCGGAACACGGAATTGCTTCAGCTCATCAAATACAAACCGCACTATTTCAAAAGCCGGGAAGAGCATAAAAGCCTGGTTCATGGCCTGATGAATTTCGAGGTCAAAACGGAATCGGATCACAAATCCGCCAATGATCGGCTAGGCTCAATCGAGAATCACCAGTACACCAAAGCTCAGTCGAAATTGTCTGGCTATCAGTTTCAGTTGTTTGTTCCCTTTTTTGACGGCTACGAGCCAGCTGTAATTGACCTCAGCATTGAGATTGAACCCAACAACGGATCTGTTTTACTCTATCTGGTTTCGGAAACATTTGAGGAGTTTTACGACGATGCGGTGAAGGCAAAGTTTGACGAGCAACGACCCATCTTTGAGCCATTTGTGATCATTGAAAAATAGTTGCGTATATAGATGGTCGTTAGTGAGTAAATAGGGCAGGGTAATACTTCAACCAACCGTATTACCCTGCTTATAATAGACTATTCGTATGAATTACATAGCCCTGTTGAATCGGTTCTGGCAGTTGCACAGGCAACAGGGTTTTCCCCCTGGAGCGACCCACATGTATACGTGTTTGCTCAATGAATTTAGCGAGAAAGGCCATAAGAGCGATTGGCCGGAATCCTGTCAATGGACTGATGGGGCGATCGCCGGTTTGCTATGTGTGAACGTAAAAACGGTGCAGCCAGCACGGGAACAGTTGGAGAGTAGGGGACTAATAAAGGTCAAGAGTTTTGGGCAGGGGAGCCGGGCGGGTCGAGCGTATTTTCTGGCATCAGAAGAAAGACTTTTCCCTCCAACATCTCCGTTAACATACCCGAAAAACGGAGATGTTAGCGGAGATGTTAACTCAACTACTTCTCCAAAAAACGGAGAGGTTAATCGGCCACTTCTCCAACAACATCTCCAGGAACATACCCAAAAAACGGAGATGTTTTCGGATAAGTCCTATAATAATATAGAATACCAAACCGGAAACAATGAAACCCAAACTATAAAAAAAAATAAGGAGGGAAACGACGTTTTGACGATTGGTGAAATTCAGAAGTCTGTCAACGCTGAAAAAAATGACCCCAACCGCGCGGCGGACCGTCCCGAGTTCCGGCCGCCCCCTTCCCCTGACGATTTGCCCGATGCCGATACCGCCGAGCTGGAAGAGTTTACGCTGAAGCTGCAAAACGATCACCGGATTTTTAAGTACGTCCGGAGCCAGAACGATCTGACCGATGAAGAAACCCTACGTTGGATTGCCCAGTTTGTTCATCTCCAATGGGCCTCCTACAACCTCCGGGACCGCCGACACCGCGATTTGCTGTATCACTGCAACAACTGGATACGGGGTGAAATTGCTCAACAAAAAGAGAATCAGGCTCGAAATCAACGAAAAAACCATGGCAACAACCATTCTGGAAAACGAACACAAGGCACTCTTAGACCTACGTCCCTCGGTCAACCTGACTACCGAGGAGAAGGCAGCACTTGCGATGTGGACCTCTGAGCCGCCCCAATATCCCGAATTAACTCAGGAGGAGCTGGAGAAGCTGGTATTCAAGGCCCGGCGCGAAAAGGGACAGGCGCTTTATTCGCTGGCTTACAGTAAACAGGCCAAAGGCATCCGCACATTCCCAACCTTAACGGCCAAAGAGTTTCGGGAGTGGATCACCAAACGGGGGCAGGCCCGGGCCAAAGATTTGGGCTGGAAGGGGTTCGACGTGGATAAGGACAATGAAAATGTCTTAAAAATCCTCGCCCTGTATTTTACCAAAGACGAGCGCTTTGAAGAGGTGAAACCCGGCTATTCGTTTCGAAAAGGTATTTTTCTGGCAGGGCCAACGGGTGTGGGTAAAACGCAGTTAATGGAGCTATGCGATACCAACCCACTGGCCAGTTACACGCCCCATACCTGTCAGGTCATCGTCGGTGAATTCTCGGACGAGAAGAAAGGGGGGCAAAAGGTGATCGACTATTATTCGCAGGACACCGTGGCCGACAATCCCGATAAAACCTTTGGCCATGAGGTGTTAGGCCGTTTTTATGATGATCTGGGACAGGAGGATGAGGGTGTTCATTACACCAAACGGCAAAACGTCATGGCTCAGATTCTTGATAATCGCCATCGGTACGGCAACTATTTCCGTACCCATATTACCTCCAATCATACCCTGGACGAAATCGGCAAAATCTACGGACCTCGTATTGAAGACCGGTTTTATGAAATGTTCAATGTAATCGAATTTCCGCCTACGGCCAAATCCCGCCGTCGGTCCTAAGCTTACAAATCCACTTCTTAATTCTTCCAGTCAGCGGGCTTGCCTGCTTTGGGAGCGCTCATGCCAAATCGTTCATAATCACCTTTAAAATCAAGTTTTATGTCACGCGAAATATTCAAAACAACTACGAAATTCAACGGAAAAGGCTTTACCCCGCAGGGCCAAAAACACCTGCCTCCAACCGACGTTTCGGGGCTGATTCCCTGTCAGGCTTATGGGGGTGATCTGATCAACAATACCACGTTCTACATTCCTGCCCACCGATTGGTGGCAACCCTTGAAAAGCATGCTGCCCTAGGTCGTACGCTTCGAATCCCCCAGGCCTACACTGTTGATGGTCAGCCAGTAGATGTGCCCAAACCAGTCAAGGTCGAGGTGACTGTTACCAAATCCCGCAAACGCAAGGAGTATATCATCTGCCTCAACGACGGAAAAATGTTCGAATCCCGTGAAGAAGCGGCCCATAAGTACTATATGGACAAATCGCACATCACTGAGCATTTGCAAGGTAGGGCCAAATTCGCTAGAGGCCGTAGTTTTCGACTAGCGACGGCCGAAGAGATTGAAGCGTATAAAATCGACGCCTGGGAATACACCGGCGAATGTCTCCCAATCGACACCTCATTTCGCCGGTAAGCCATGACTATCGAAGAGTTTACTGATGAGATAGACGGCCTCATCAACGATTTTACCAATGGAGCCATTACGGACATCGAGTTTCGAACCGGCATCATGGATACGCTGATTGCGGTAGCGGGGCCGAAGCTGGAGAAACCGAATATGGCCACTATTCAACCCGATGAGTTTGTCCGGCTGATTAACTGCATTGAGAATGCTGAATTGCTCACTGTAATCCGGGATACCGTACGGGCGTATCAGAAAACGGGTAAGCCATCCCCCCTAAAAGATGAGCGTTTCGGCTTTGCCTACGTCTTCAAATCACTCGACAAGCGAGCCATCGATCTGGGTTTTATTAAGTATTCATTCGGGTATCGTAAATCATCGAACTAAGTTCAGTATATTTAGCTGCCCAGACGCAGATTAAGGAATGGGGTATGATTCAGCATAACTTATCTTAGCGGTATACGACCATTGGAATGAGCTTTTATATCCTTAATAAATTCGTTAATTAGTAGTTAAGCAGAATTAACAAGGATTGATTTTATTGGAGGAAAACACTTGCTAACTCACCAAGAGTGCCCAGCAATCAATTTAACAAAAAACTTTTTAAGATGAATAATCCTGATGCGATTTTTGATGCTTTATTGAAGAAAAGGTTTCCTTCGGTTAAGATTGATTCACCTATCTATATTTCCTTTAAAAATTATTTAAAAACGAGATACCGGAAATTCTCAACAATTGATACGTTAGCTTTTCCTAATATGCAAATAGATTTTGATAAGCTTTATGAACCATTAACTTTGATTCAAGGGGGGAATAAATATAAAATTGATAATTCAAATGGTTTTCATAATCTGCTACTTAACCACCAACGGATAATAATTGAAGATACCGCAGGTATGGGTAAATCAACAGTTGTGAAAAAAATATTTAATTTATTTGTAGAGAAAGCAATTGATATGGCTTATTTAGTGGAATTACGTCATATTAATAAAGACAATACAATTATACAGGAGATTCAAAGGCAAGTAAATCAAAATGAGGAAAATGGCTTAGAAGCTACTACAATAATTAATATTCTGAAAAGTGGTGGATCATTAATTATATTTGATGGGTACGATGAAATACCCAATAGTAATCGAAATTTTACAACTAAAAATCTTCATGAATTTATTGATATTTGTGCTGGTAACTTTCTTATCATTGCTTCTAGATCAGAACCTTCCCTCCAATCCTATGGGACATTTTTAAAAGCAAGGATTAATCCGCTTAAGAATGAAGAAGCATTTGCATTGTTACATCGATATGATGCTTATAGTTATCGTCCAATAGCTGCAATGCTTATTAGTAAGATATTGGATGATAATGACCATACAATCAGTGAATATTTGAGAAACCCTCTATTAGTTTCTTTATTGTTTAAGTCTTTTGATTACAAAAAAGATATTCCACTGAAAAAAACATTGTTTTACCGACAGATATATGATGCGGTATTCGAAGCTCACGACCTTACAAAAGAGGGTTACTATAGACGTGAAAAATATTCTCAGCTTCATTCAGATGATTTCGAGAAAGTACTGCGATATTTAGCTTTTTTGTCAGCAAAAGAGAATAAGGTCGAATACTCAATAGATTACCTGCATAAATTGTTAAATATTATATTAGCCAAAATTCCCAACCTTAGTTTTAAACCTAAAGATTTTATAGACGATCTTTTAGAAACTGTACCCTTATTTAAAAGAGAAGGCACAGATATTAAATGGTCACATAAGTCATTGCAGGATTATTTTGCTGCAAAATTTTTATATTTGGATGCTAATAATGACCAAGAACCTCTGCTGAATAAGATTTATCATCATCCTAGGCGAGAACAATTTAACAATTTAATTGATTTGTTTTATGAGTTAGAGCCTAAAGTATTTGAATGTACTTTTTTATATTGGTTCTGTTTAGAATTTGAAGTCTTTGCCAATAAGTATATTAATATACTTAGTGATATTCCGCTGGAGATGAGAAAAGATAGAATAGGTAAGTTGTTTTATAAAACAAATAAAGTAGTTGTTATTGATTCGGAATTTAATGGTGATGAGAATAAAGTATTTAAAGTGTTACTTAAAGAAGATTTAATTTCACTGGAAGATTATAAGGAATGTAAAGTATATTTTTTTTCTCTTCCTAACGACTTAACGCTAGTTTCACTTATTAACCAACAAATGAAAAATACTGGTTTATTAAAGATAATTATGAAACAATATCCAAAAATGTTAAGTTTTATAAATAATCAACCGCCTAACGTTATACTTGAAAATGTATATTTGGAACATGATAAAGTTTACTCCTATGATTTTAAAGAAGATAATTTATTAAATACAAAAAATAATTTTTTGTATTTTAATCAATTGGTGAATTCGGATTTTGTTTATAATTATGATGCCATAATTGATAAACTAAATGAAATAAGACAAATCGTTTCTGGGAGGGATACTGAATATTTATATGATTTTACCTAATGCACTGGCAAATTTTTCTTATTTTCTTTATTGATTGTGGACATAGTTTTATTAATTTCACTCTTTTTAGAAGAGTCCATGGTAGATGATTTTGAGTTCTTTTTTAAAATTTCTATATTATATGTTAAAGAATCTAACTTCAGTTTAACTGTATCTAGATTTTGCAATACATCATCCATGTCGTTATTTAGGGATGTATTCCACACACCTATAGCTAATGTTCCTAAAGCACTTATAATTGTTATGTAGTTATTAAGGTTTTTCCACTTTCGGTCTTCATTCTCACGCTCAGCTAATATTCTCTCACGATCCTTTAATTTAATTATTTCCTGATCTTTTTTTAATTGATCATTTACATAACTGTTTGATAAACCCATTCGCTTTCCTGCATGTGTTAAATAATAAAAATTGTTTCCATATGCCGTAGCCGGTATTATAAAATTTTCATCAATTACACGCTTTAATATTTCATCTATTTCATTTGTATCTTCGCCTAATTCTCTTAAATAAATAGATAAATCGAAGGGGACATTAATTGAATGATATTGAATTCTATTCAGGAGGTTTGCTATTTTCTGGTCTCTTTCCATTGTGTCTTTTTTGGTAATTTTCTGTACTTTATTTGGCAGGATCTTAACTAAAGATTAAATTTTAGCTCTTGTTGCATTTTTTTAATACTGTGTCTATTATATCTGAATATTAGACCTTTAAATAGATTTTTAATACGAATATATGGATTGAGGTTTATAGTTGTGAGCAGAGCTGCGCTTTATATTTAATAATGAATAGTTTCTACCATTTAATCAATAAGTATATTTTTATTTGCCTGCCTTTGCAGTACTAATAAAGAGACAAATGATAATGCTTGAATTAGATTGGCTTAGCATCCGGCTATAAAGCAGGCTGAAATTGCCAGACGGTTAGGTATCAGTGTAAGCTTATTTTCTAATAAGCTTAATATGGTTCAGTATAAGCGGTTCAACAATGAGGAATTGGTAAAGCTTGAAGCGATCCGAAATGAATTGATTAATGAGTTGAGTTAATTTTTACCCACAAAGTACTTGTATTTAAAGTATATTTCTCAGATAAAAAAGCCCCAATGCTGCAATCGTGGAGGATCAGGCAAAGGGGCTGTAAACACAGTTCATTATGTTCACCGGACAAAACTACGTATTACGTGGCTTTGGCGCAAACTGCCAATGGTCATGAGACAACTGCACCAATTTGACGGGCGTACGTTACTCGTCCTAAAAACAGCGTTGGACAACTACCAACGACATCAGGCCAATGATCCTGAACTAGCCAAACCGTGGCTTTACGTGGTCGAAACGCTACTTGATCCCATTTCCAACCTTGACATTTGGGCGATCCGAAAAGAGATTTATGAAGAGGATGAGCGACGTAGCCGACGTGCAACCATGCGTGTTGTCAGTCAGGGAGATTGGGACGTGATTTCAACGCTTACCGAGCGTGAACTGGAGGTGCTACGACTGATTGGTCAGGGGCACCAGAATCAAAGCATTGCTGACTTACTGAACATATCGCTGCGAACATTAACCAATCACAAAACCCACATTATGGCTAAACTGAAGCTGGGTAGCGTGAAAGATATTCCTAAGTTCGCTGTGAATAACATGGAGCAATTACGATGAACAAGAGCTCCATTATAAAACTCACTCTATCACAGATTGATGAGTGGGAACGACTAGCCAATCTATTAGCTGACGAACAGTGTACTGATAGCCCAGATGTGAAGTACTGTGAAGTCAAAGTACAGGAGCTACAGAACGACTTAGAAAATCTTTAATCCTAAAACATTGCCTGGTTATCTGGGACCGTTGCAGCTGGTTCCAGATAACTTTAACGTAAATTTCAGTATGGAAACACTCATGCCGCCAACAGAAGGCCAGATAAAACAAACGATTCAGGATTTGCAAAAGCGATTAGCGGATCCGTTAATTAATCAAAAAATTAACCGGCCGGTAAAAGAAGGCTATAGCGAATCAATAAACGTGCTGGCTCAGCATCGTATAACGTATGATGGTATTGATCAGTTGACAACGTTACAGGGTAGGGCTATTGCTGTTCTGGCAGTGGACTACGTGAAAGGGGAATGCTCGAAAGAGGTGCTTTTGGGAGTCAAATTAAAACAGCCTAATCGATGAGAATTCTATTTGTGTTATACAATACGGATTTCGCCGTTTTCCTTGAACTACCTGTAGTACCTAGTATCGGTCATATAATACAATCGGAGTGGCTGTATTCGTTGATTAGCTCTGAGTATGATTCAGATAAGCTACCTGTAAAGAAAATATTTCTTCAATCATCTTTTAACGTGAAGTATGTTGCCTGGACTTCAAATGATGATGGGGTGTATGTTGAAGTTACTATTGATGATTCTGAGTACTACGCAAACCTTTAAGTAATGGAAACTGTATTTGATCATAATCTTACACCAGACGAAATAGACGAGCTGGGGGTATTGGACCGATGGATTAACGTTCGCCATAATCTGGTATTCCCTGAGCCTTACACTGAGGAAGGCTACAGGGCTACCATTACCCCAGGTGGAGCACTTTTTGATTTAGGGCTTTTGTACTTAAATCGTGGAGATGAGGCTAAAGCTGAGGTCTACTGGTCACAGGTTCCCGACAAAGTAGCGGAATTCAAACGAGGTATGGATTACCAGGTTATTGAGGAGTAGCCATATAGTCCCTAAGCTTTTTCAATATTTCTGCGTAATCGCCCATTAACACGGGCATCAAGTCTTTTACCGCTTTCTCTTCAGCGATACCAAGCTTTTTAAGGTCATCACGGAAACTTTTAACCCAACCTTTATACCCATAGCCATTTTCGAGCACCTGTTGTTTGTGGAGGGCATTCGAATTGAATGCTTTTAGAAACTCATCATAGGTGTGACGGGCTGTGAACTGGTTGAGTGTTTCCATACGCTCCAACCGGGATGCATTCAGCTTTCGAGGAGGGGTATTTGATTTGGCATGTAATATCTCATGCCAAAGCGCTTCTACAGAATATTCCTGATTAAAGGTTAGGGGAGTGTTTGCCTTCATTGCGGCAAAGGCTCCCCTAAGTTCTTCTGTAGGGTTAAACAGCTGCCCTCCTATAGAAAAGCTATGCGTTGAAAGGCTAATACTCGATTGGGAGGACCATTGATTGGTGGACGGGTTGTAAAGCCTGGAATGCTGCATTAAATACGATTTACTTTTCAGAATACTGACACTTTCCAACCCATTGGCGAAATGCTCTGGATGTTGCTTGGCAAATGCCATAATAACGGCCTTCATTTCAGCATTCGTAGGCACATCACCTTTAATAAGGGTTGATAGATCGATTCCCAAAAAAGCCTTTTTTACCGGCTCTGAAATCGTGAATTTGGCCTTTGCAAAGTCTTTACCCGTGAAGTTGTCTCGAATGAAAATAGGTTTGTTGGGTGAGTTTTCCAGCCTTTTTCGATTGTCTTCAACCCACGTTCTAAAATTCTCAGGAACATCATTTACCTCATTGACACTTCGGAAAGCCGTAGTATCTTCACCATTAAGAATCATTTGGTTCAGCTGCCTGAGCTCTTCCGGAGTAGCCAGAATAGACACCACATGACAGCGGCATTGCGGGTGCCAGCCAACGAATTTGAACGTTTTAGGATAACGTCCTTTTAGTTTAGCGCATACCTCACAATTACCCGGATTATTCGAGCGCCGAACCTCAAAACCCACGACAAAATCTAATGTCTGGTACCGTACATGATCCGATTCCCGGTGGGCTGCATTGATTTCTGTTCGGGTCAATCGCATCGCATTTTTGTAGCTGCTACGGTAGACACCCTGACCAGGATGATAATTCTTTGCCCGTTTGGATAGAACCAGGTTTCCCCGTTTATTCCGCACTTTGCGAAACAACATATCAGGGTCGTTGAGGTATTTACGTATATCCCGGCTCATTTGCTGAGCGGATTTACCCTCACCTAATCCAACGTCGATGGCCATTTCTAATTCAGTCTTGAACTGGCCGGTGTATCTCCAGACTCGATCCGACAGGTTTAATCCATCAATAGTACGTTCTTTGAACGCGGCTAATGCTTCCTGATTCCTGACCTTATAGTGGGGTGGCGGTGTTAGAGCGGGTGTTGTTTCGTTGGTCTGGATAGGACTGCTAAACACTAAATCGACAAGTGCGTCATTCTTATCATTTGAAAACGACCAGGCTTCATCCTGTCCTGATTCAATTGTGAATAGCATATCCAGCGCCATGCGCCGGAATAGGCTTTCTACCCGCTCTGTGGTCTGGGAATAATCATCAAAGGAAAACTGCTTTTCCGTATCAACAGCGACATTAACCGCAATCTGAGCCGCTTCGATAATGGCGCTGTAATAGATGAGGTCGATTTTACGGGTGAATGATTCTACCCGCTTCAGTTGCCGGTCGTTATATTCCTGCGGGGAAAACTTACGGTAGCTCATCGTTTTTTGCTTCTAGGATGCCAGTAACTAGGCCAGGCTTCTTCTCCTCGTACCCAAACCCGACAGCTGACAGGAACACCCATGCGCCGTTTTTCATCAATCACGGTCAGTTCTTTTAAGTAATTCATCGGCTGTAGTTTTAAATGATAAGCCTGTGTATCTGTTACCACTTTATGTTTAACCGCTTTTACCGACTTGATCATTAGTACCTGATTGATCCCCTTTTTTCCAACCCATACCATATACTCGCCTGGTTTGGGTGCACGTTCAATCACATCAATGTAGTACGTGCACTTCTTTTCGTCTGACTCGTTTATCATGTTACTAAGACTTAGACAGTGCGTTCAAATACATCACGTTCAGCGGCCTGGTCGCGTTCTTCCTGTAGATACTGCATTTCCTGATCAACATTATCAACCAAGCCTGACTGAGCAACGGCCGTACGCTGAGATAGTATAGCTTTGCCCGCAGTCGCTTCCGTTAGTTGTTTGATCGTAGCCGCTACGTCGTTGATGATAAATGGTTGCACCTCTGATTCGATGTCCATGTTATCCGCAAAAGTCTTTAGTGTGGTATTTACGTAGCCTAAATACGCTTTGATAATATTCGTACGTCGCTCCAGATACTCATCGAAAACTTCCCGTTTTTCCTGAACCTTTAGATGTGCATCCAAAAACAGCATTTTCAACGCTTCACCGCTGATTTCCCTGAGCCCTTTCACACTGTCGAACGAAATATCCGGGGTCTGGGTGAATGTGTAGATAAATCGCAACAGCGTTTCTATCTCCAGCTTTACAGCATCCGTAGCATGATCCCAGCTGAGGTAATACGCTTTAGTGCCAGATGTTCCCTGTAGGATAGCACCGGATTCACCTTTCTTGCTGAAACCAGTCAATTCCCCTTCAACAAAGATTTTAGGCGATGCGTGGTAATCGTTGGTATCGGCAAAATTGGATAGCAGGTATTCCAGCCGTTCAATACACGTTTGCACGTCGGCCCATTCTACACCATCCTGTTTGCCATAGATGACGGGGATTTTCTTAATGATATTCGGGGTACGTTGAGGTTCCTCCCATGTTGCATCCTTTTGTACCCAGACTAGTTTTTCATCGTCCGTATAGGTTTCGAAATACTTGACTTCCTTACCCTCATCATCTTTACGGGTATAAGCGCGGCTAAAAGCAATCATATCCCCTGTATCATCAAACAACGGATACAAATCGTTTCCATCCCAGGGGCTAAAGGCCATTACACGGATCTTGAATTTCGTATCGAATCCGTAGGTACTATGATTCTCCTGTTTTTCAACAGGGTACCAGCATTCTGCTATTTCAGTCGAGCGAAACAGGTCTTTGGCAATCCGACGGTTGAACGAATTGATTTTACAGTCCTTCAGAATTCGATTCAATGCGTTTAATACCTGTTTTTCCTGCTCTTTCTTCGCTTCTGAGTTAATCTTAACCGGATTCCCAAACAAGAAACTGACAGCCCGTTTTACGATAATCTTCTGCATTGGCAATGCAAGTCGATTGACTTTCTCTATAGCATCAATCGTTTTTTCCGGGTCTTCAGGGTTTGGCTTTTTGATCTGTTTATCCGGCCGTTCTACTGTGCTCATCGTATCATGGCCCTTCGGGGAATACTGCTCCCGGAATGTCTTTAGATCAAGAGCTTCCGGCCGTGATTTCAATTTGGCTATAATATCACTGATACTTTTATTTGAAGCACCTGTGCTCGCCAGTAATTCTTTAAGTTCTTTGAGAGTCATACACGTTTATGATTAAAAATATCCTGATAAATCCTTCACTTTTGAGGTTGGCTCAAACGGATAGAATGTGTTAGCCATAGCGTCAAACTCATCCGGCGACCGTTTTAGGCGTTTAATCACATCGTCCTTATCTTCAAGGATGATCGAGCCATTAGAGAGCCATTTGTATTTAATCTCAGTCGCTTCTTCTAAAAAGCCACCTCCAGGCGGAAGCATGGGCATATACACATCTGGCGTGTTGTCCGGGTAGTTTTTCGGGTTTAGCCAATCACGAACGGCCCAACCCAGATACGCCCGCATATTGGCAAATGTTCGCTGGCCAGTTATATCGGTTAGAGGTTCCCCGCTGTTATCGGTTGCGGCTTCACTGTTTTTACACGACAGCGCCCGCGATTCATAACCTAATTCTTTTGTTCGGGAATACACGCCCGCGCCCTCGCCAATGGTATCGATGAAGGCCGTTGCTTTTTTGTCGTTCTTCAGAATGTGAACTATCCGCCCAGCTACTTCCATGTGGTCAGCTTCACCTCCTGAGTTGCTTTTCGTGAAGGCTTTTCCAATGTTGCCATGTCGGTGAGCAAATACCGTACTATCCCGACCCATACCGGCAACGTCAACACCTAAACGTAGCGGTTTTGGATATGGATCAACACGAATCGTTTTGTGATAACGTACCCAACGTTCCTGTGCGGCTTCAATCCACTGTTGAGGGATGAGGACATCTTTACCAGCTTTGGGAAACTTGCCCAGTACTTTTATTCGGAAAATATCAGTAGGTCGATACCACTGGCCTTCAAATTCGAAATCATCCTGAGCTATATCAACCTGGTCGGCTTCAATTTCCTCACACCATAACTTCAACTTGTCAGTTATCCATTCGTAATCGACCTGACCGGGTATCACCTGACGTTTTTCGATGACATTGGGAGCTGTCAGCGAGTTAAGCCTGAACTTGCTCCAGCGATCCTGTTTCTGGCTACGTGCTGCATAACCAACAGTGTTATTCGGGTTGAAAACGATGAGGATACGAGAATTACCCTGCAAGTTCCCTTCAATAGCGCCAAACGTATCATCTGATATACCAGATGCTTCCGTAATGGCAAACATGGTGTTTACTGCGTGGAAACCTGACCATGCTTCATGGTTATGTTCAGACGCTTTGAAGCCAGTCAAAAACCATTCCTCATACTCGGTACGTATATCATAGACATTCAACCGGCCGGGTAAAATGACACCGTTACGTTTCGCTTTATTGTACAGCCGCGAAATTTCGGGCATCATAATGTTTTTTACCTGTCGATCAGTAGGAGCGCTGAGGGCTACTTTCGTGTTATCGATGAGGTCGCCTTCTTCATTCCACTTTGGCGTAAGAAACATAAAGCAGAAACATGCAACAGCTGTTACGTAGTCCTTCCCCCGTGCCGTTCCACTGGCTACCGATGTGCGCGGGTTGAATTGAACACTGGTAAGGATATCCTGTTGTTCTTTATCCAGCCGTGCGCCTAACACCTCATACGCAAAGTAATTCCAGTCTTCAGTAAAAGACCGTACCACGGATTCTGCCTGTATTTCCTCCTCTACTGTCATTTCTTGGTGTTTACTTTTTTGAGGAAATCATAAAAACCCTTATTGACAGACTCGCCCTTAGATGTATGATCTGTCCGATCTACCAACTTGCCGTTAAGCTTTAGAATAATTTCATTCGCTTTATCAGCAGGATACATCTTGATTTTCGGTCCGAATTCACCAACAGAGTATTCGTGAATATTGCCAACATCATACGCTCGGGATAATTCAACCAGATCAAAATAGGCTTGCTCAACCCATTTAGGTTCGTCGTCTACGTCCCGATAGGCTTTAGCATTATGCCGTAATTCAATCGTGTATCGTTGAATCCTACGTTCAATGTCCTTAACCTTAGCTTCCTGACGTTTTTTATCCCGATCCTCATCACCATCCCATTCTAGTTCAAATAGAATAGCGCTTTCTAACTCCAGTTCTTTTTTAGCTTTATCGATAAGGAATTGGAGCGGCCTACGTACTACTTCTGTTTTAAGTACTTTTCGGACCTTAATAAAGTCGTTCAGGCGTGTACGGGCAATATCACTGATATTCTTAGCGGCTTCATCGGCTGAAATCGTAAACAGCTTTAAACGTTCTTCTATAGCGTCTCGGATGTCCTTTCGTTGCAACAGATCCCAGGCAGTTTGTTTCGCGCGGCTTTTCGCAAAGCCAGCCCGTACAGCCGCCCTAGCGCCGTTACAATCCTTCGGATATTCTTCGACAAACTTCTGCTCCAGATCAGACATACCGTTACTTAACGTTACCTTTTTAGCTTTTTCCTATTTGCACTGCAACCTGTTCATTCTGATTAAGCAACTTTATCAGATTCGTAGAAAATCGGTCGAAGTGCACTTTTACAGATGGCCAATAGCTTTGTACGATCAGCCAGGCCATTAATTCCGCCGTTCACCTTCCGCGTGGTCAACTCAACGTTGTCTTTATCAGCAATGACGTTGAGGTTCATATCTGCCCAAAACTGAAAAGACGTGTGCATACCATCATCCGGCCGCTGCATGTATTCAGGATGGTTGACGTAATCAATGCCGAATAGCTTTTTGTACCGGATGTACTTGGTTTTGCCCGTATTCTGAATAGGACCACGACCCCGGTATTTCCAGCCATCGCCCGATTCTTCCGTGCCATTCCCTAACCTATTAGCATATACGTAGTTCGCTATTTTCTCAGGTTGACGGGCATACATGCCAGCAGGCTTGCCCTGTCTGGGTTGTAAAACATTTAAGGTTTTACCGGTTTCTGGGTCTTTTCTTTTTTCTACCCAATCGTATTTCACTTCTGAACCAGCATAGAACCGCGATGGCCACGTACGTACTAAGGCTTCAGCCGAATAGCTGAGGTTTTCAACTGTTGCAGTCAGACGTATGGACTCATGAAGAACCTGTGATAGAAAGTGGCTCAACCGCACATGGGTTGTTACCGCGTATTCATCGACGTAGCGGTTAATCGGATCGACGTAAAGCGACGCTGTTTTGGGCGATGCACCGCAAGCCAGCAGGATTGGCAATGTTATGATTTTCATAGTATTGAGTGTTTAAGGGTCAACGATAAAGCGGATATACCATTTAGTTTTTAATCCGCGCTCATAGCAATATCGGTTGAATAGGTTGGGCGCTTCAACGATGTGCACGTTACCTTCTTTGTCCTCAAACCGTGTACTAGGCCGGTAACTGATCGGCGGTTTGAATGAGAACAAATCGTACAAAAGCATTAGCATCAGGCAGACCACGACAAAGCATATTGCCAATCCAATCAGGCTTATTACAATCCAGTCAATCAATCCGAATAATGTCATGGCATGAAGTGTTTAGCGATGATTAAACTGTCAGGGTTTTCAGGGAGTGGGTTCGGCTCTTTATAATCTTGGGAATTATAACGTGTCCAAATCGGTGAAGGGTAGCCCGGATCTGCCCGGCCTTGATCGGGAATATACCATGCCCTATTTACCCGATCCGTTTTGAGTGGAAACACCGGTTGTGGTAAGCCCACCGGCTCGGGTTTGTTGAATATAAGCGGCATAGGACGCGAAAAGCGAGCATTGGTTCGCTTCAAGCCACGTTTTACCTCATCGGCTCGTTTCTCTGATTCCCGCCTGGTACTATCAACTTTCTGGCTTAATTGTTCCTGACCCTGTTTGATGGTATCAGCGACCGCGTAGAACGTCTTTTTGGTCGAATCGACAGCGGCTTTTACGGCGGTTTTTACCGTACTGTCGGTTTTGGCTGTCGTTTCCTGCCGAACCTTAGCCGCCAGCTGTAGCCCCCATGTGTAGCCTTCAATCGACTCGCTGAAGCCAAATAACAGCAGGAATAGCCCGCCTGCACCCAGCGCAACGTTTCGGAATATCTGGGAAAACCACCACGGCCGATATAATTCTGGGCTATCTCGCAACAGATACTTTGCTAATGCCAGCTTAGGAATGAACACAGATGAACCCGGCATTTTGGGGTTTTTCAACTCCTTTATTACCTCAGCTGGTATAGGGTATTTGCTGAAATAAAACACATTGAAGAATAGCCAAAAGGTCAACGGGCCTAATAGCATGACGAGAAACAACGTAAATCGATGAGGTTGTTTCCATAATAACAGCCCGTTTAAAACAAGGATGATAAACACGATCCGGCCTATAACGTCATGCCCCCATGACATCCGGCACGTAAACCGCCATAGCAAAAAACAACCTGTTACAAACAGTACGTATAAGCCTATTTGTATAAAACGCCCGGCTATCTCAATATACATCGAGTAGTCGAGCTGAATAGCATCAATCATGATCTTGATCTTTTTTAACGTCAGATTCCAAAAGCTTTGGCAGCTTTTTCGACACGAACCAATACCCTGCATAGCCAGCGATAAACCCGATCGTCCATTCGGGCGCTTTGGGTATCACGGCTAAAACAGCCTGAGCAAACCAGCTCATCAGGAATAAGCCTGACATCGTACCCACGAATATTTTAGCTGGCCAGTACTTAGCCGTCGGATCGTGGTATTCTGTATCAAGCTTGCCCCTACGTCGTTGTTTATCCTGATTATAGACCCGTTGCAGTACCTCAACGAGTGTCGATACAGTTGCGCCAATCAAAGGCGATGTGCCAACAATGATCTGTTCAGGAATCTCAAACACGGCCATTACTTGCGCCCAAAACTCACTTGGTACGTTCAGGAATAGCGCCGTTGCCATAACCTGCGTAGTCCACGCGGCAACATAAGCGGGCATTGCATGGACTACGTAGGTCTTCATCATTGTTGAGTGGGTAATATGGTTCACACGAATAGGCGATTAGATTAGAAAGGAGGTGTTTTTGCGTGTTGGCGTAGCCTTTTATTTCGACCAGTGAACCAGCCTTTTTGCTGAGCCAGATCCTTTCCGTCATCTGTGAATTCCCGCAACTCTTTCAGTGAATCACCTCTCAACCGATACGCTTCTTTCAATGCAGCATAACCACGTTCAACGTAGCTGTTTCGAGCTTGCATACTATCACACACACGTAGCTTTATCGTCAGCGCTTCATTTGTCGGTACGTTATAGGTGACAACCGGCGTTACTTTCGCTGTATCTGGGGGCTTCAGATAACCAGATAAGATGAGGTTTTCCAGGTTGGATTGACGTTGAGCAATGGCAGACAGGCCCGAAACTTCTAGTTTTACGTTCGGCACAACCGTTGCGTTACGCCATCTAGCATCCTCAAATTCACGTTCAATCCGTGCGAGTGATGCACTTAGTTTCGCCTGCTCATTAGCCAGGTTAAACGATTTTGTTCGTTCGGACTTCAACGAGTCGGATAGCTCCTTATTCGTTGAGTTTTGCGATTTCCCCCAACTCCGTAGGTCTGGTACAAACCAGAATAGCAGAACAAATAGAAGGGCAACACCCAGAACGCCAGTTAAGATTTTCCAGATCATGACTTATTTGGTTAGCGTAGTTGGGGGTGTTTCGTCACCGCTCTGATGGGCCGAATAATCCGTGATGAGTTTGATTGCTCCACCGATGTAAGCCACAATCGTTTGTGCCTCTGGCCATACCTGTGTAAGATTGTTGGACAGGTAGTTGACAACCGTATAAATCAGCAGCCATAGCAATGACCAGGTAATTACTTTGCTGGTCTTGAATACGGTGGCCATTGCCGTTAATGATCCCGCAACTACCGTCATGATCAGGTACGTTTTGGGCGGAAAATGGAAATGTTGGCCTGCTAAGGTCAGCAATGAAGCCAGTAGAATGAGCCAGCCAGATAGTTTGGCCGTGGCATTATCCTTTTGAAAGAATGCTTTGATTGCGTTCATGAAATTTGATTGATTTGAAAGGAAAGAATTAACGTTTACGGGCATACAGACGAACCGACCAGCCATGAGCATTACCGGATAGTTCGGCACCATCGATAGGGGATTTCCAACGTACTGTTGACTCTTGATTGCGTTCGGCGTGAGGGAAATACACAGCGTATAGTTCCCAACCCGATGATGGCGAATCGACAGCGGTAACTAAGGGAACAGGTCCACCAGCGGCCTTTAACAATTGGTCTGGATTGCCAGTAACGTACTGCTTTGTGTTGGGGTTATAGATGGGAATATCCCCAATATGTTGGCGCTTATCGGCTAAAAACACTGTGTTATTATATTGGCCTAATTCGGTCAAAGCCAACTGTTCGGCCTCTCTTGCAACCTGGTGAACATTTGGGTTCACGTTGTCGCCTTGTCCCTCAGCAGGATTGATCCGGCTGCAACAACCCAAACCCCACATGAATTTGCCATCATAGTGCATACGACTGTAGATGGTTATATACTCCGATATTTCAGGGTGCACAGGCACCTTAGTTGGGCGCTGGTTTTGAGCGTTGAGAGTCCACGGCACCCAAGATCCATTTAGCACCTGGTAATTGTCTTTATCCCGAATGAACTGCTCAAAAATTGGTTCAGTCTGGAACTCCAATGGCATGTGTGCCCAGCCCTTACGTTGCTCAATTGACCAATTGGACAAAATGTGATAAACCAGTTCATACGGTCTTGCCAGATTCGGATAGAACTTATCATACCACTGGCGGATGTCCTTTTTATCAGCTGGAGAGTCTTTCGTAATGGAAAAGTATTCTTCATAGTCTTTTCGCTTCATGAAGAATTCCCATTCGTAATGGTATGTGTGCCGATGGCCATTGATTAAGTTGAGGTTGCCCGATACGTTATAGACCTGACCATTCCAGAGCGTAATTAGCCCGTGATTGGCGGTTTCATTCGCTTCAGGGTAAAGGCCCGCGTTATTGACATCCGCCGTCAAAAAATCCGTTGGCGATAGCGGATGATTCCAGCCTGTAAGCGACTTGAAAACCGTCAGCCCATGCATATCGCCATAGAAGTGTTTCATACCCGGATTGTTCCTATCCAAATACATTACACTGATGGCAATAATGTTGCGCCATTTCTGATGTTGTGCCTGTTGAATCGCGTCTATACCTCCACGGTTATACGTATCCTGAAGGCTTTCACGGCGATTTAAAGCATAATTCCAGTACTGAACATTCCGCTGATCTTGACTTAGTTTGTCCCAATCCGACTGAAGAAACCAATTGTACTCAATATTGAAATGGCCTAATTTCACGGTAGGCACACCATCAATAAGACCATTTTGGGTCGATGTATTCCAGGCTGGCATTCTGGAAAGGGTGGTGTTGACAATCTTATCAAAATCATCAATTACACTGAGGTAGGCGGTCTGGTGCCACGGTCCCCAAAAGTTGCCCGTGTATTCGTAGAACAGCCGATCCGTCGATTTGGGTAAACCCCATGATGGCATTCCCTCATCGCCATAAAACCACAGGGCGTTGAAATCACTATGGCCGCGCTTTCTGAGCTCGTCTGGTGTTTCGACCTTGCCATCGTTACCACCCACCACAATATCACTGGTCTTCATGCGCCAACCATCCTGATAATCTGGAATGGTTTGAGCCTGCATCCGGTTGATTACGTTCGGTTTACTGGAAAATACAAATGGTACGGTCTTTCTCTCAGCGTAGGCTGTAGGTGCGGGGGGCGGAACGGTATTGTCATCCCGATCCGGTTGAGGTTTGACAGGGGCACCCGTAGACCTATCGACCACATCCAAAATGAATTTGGTTTGGACCAGCTTACCATCTTTTGACGCACTGACGGTAATGGTACGTATATCGGTCTGCGTTGGTGTTCCTGAAATCGTCCGTGTCTGAGAATTCCAGCGTAAGCCCGGCGGCAAATCGGACACGTCAACACTAGAAGGGCTTGTATTGTAAGTACTTTCTGGTACTGAAAACGTGTACGGCTGATTGACTACAGCTGTCTGAGTTTCAATTGAGCGAACAACGTAAAACACGCTGTTATCGGGCTTAGGTATTTCCGGGATTGGCGTAACTACGTCAGCCGGAGCCGGTACCGTATAGGTAATCCGGGTAGTCTGGGTTTCGCCTGGTAATTGAATCTGTAGGCTAATTTTTGTGCCAGCGGGCAGCGTATCAGCCGGTACGGATCGGGCTAAAAGCGAAGGCGTAGCAAGTAAAAACAGAAATAATCCCCCGATCCAATTAAAAAGTCGTGCTTTCATGATGTTTTTTTTCGTCTAATTTTTTGTCTAAAAACATGTCCAATTTTTTGTCTTAATTCTTGTCTAAATACAATCCCGTAAATCCAAGTCAATCAGTGATTTGTGTTCATATCCGGCAGGGTTAAAAGTGAGTGCAAAAGTGCGCGTGTTTTTGCTTTAAGAACACTGTAAATATCTGATTGATAGATAGTTATGAGCTGTAAATTTATTAGAAAGTAATTGAAATAGAAGTACTTTGAAATATATTTGCCACGGACTTAAACACAGCAACCGTACATCATGAAGGACAAACTTTTAGCCGCATTGCTGGCAGCGTACAAAAACTTAGGGTTCAGTGATAAGGCAATTCAGGGGGTTCTAGCTTATCTGGAACAAACTGTAAAAGAGGAATCCGAAATCGAGGGGGCTATCAAAGCAGTCGAACCCATGCTCAAAGCTTTTCAAAGTGAAGTTGACACGCGAGTCAACACAGCGGTGACTAAAGCGAAGGCAGAAGGGGGCAAAAAAGAAGAGGAACCAGCCAAGCCGGAACCTCAACAGCAACAGGCTCCAGCTGAAACACCCGAATGGGCAAAGTCGCTGTTTACGACGGTAAACACGCTGTCAACGAATGTGCAAGCATTAGCGGGGACGGTCAACGGGATTGTAACAGGTAAAGCCACGGATACCCGTAAAAGTCAGTTAGAAACGGCGCTGAAAGATGCACCAGAAGCCTACAAACAGACGGTTTTAAAAGCCTTCAATCGAATGACATTCGATAAAGAGGAGGACTTTACAAACTACATGGGTGAGCTCACGGAAGATCTGAAATCGGTGGTTCAGGATTCGGCTAATAGCGGGTTGGCCCAATTCAAAAAGCCAACCGTTCCCACGGGGGGCAATGACGTAAAACAGGCTTCCAAAGAGGAAACCGATACTGTTCTCAGTCAAATCATGTAATCATGGCAACAGCAAGTCTTAACAACGACTCGGAGGAAATCATAACCTCTAAAGACTCAATTGTCATTGTTGACAATTTTCAGTCGATACGTGGCGGGCGGACGCTAGATGTCACCGGTTTTACGCCGGACATCATTAAAGCGGGTCACGTTATTATCATGGAAACCGCTACCAAGAACTACAAGCCCATGCCATTGAACGGCGGGGCTACGGCGTATGCAGCACTGCCAGCCGATCACGTTTATGCCGGAATTCTGATCAATTCTATTCCGAAAAAACGGCCGTTTGCGGGTATTCTGGTTCGGGGAACGGTCAACCCCGCTGCGTGTCCATTCCCAATGGCAACAATTCAGTCGGCAGTTAAAACCGCGTTGCCACTGATCGATTTCCGTCAGGACTAATTCGCTGTAATACAGGTAAAAGCTTAGTTCACAAAACGATACTACAGGCGTAAAGCATCATGGAACAATCATTATTTGTACAGTACATCACCAAGTTTTTTAAAGGGATTGTACTGGGAGTCACGACGAAATTGAACGACTCCAAAAACGCTCTGACGTACCGCTATAAGCAAATGCTTAGAACCGAAACGTCAGTTACGGGTAAATGGGAAAGCTTTCTGTCGGATAACACGTTTGTTATGGCCGATGTAGTGGCAATGGATTCAAGCCTGCCACTCAAAATGCGCGATTCACTGTCTAAAGCGTCGGGTAACATACCTAAAATGGGTCAGGAACGTAAGCTGAATGAAACTCAGCTTACTGAACTGGAAGTGCTTACCGCGCAAGGTCAGGAAGGCCCGATTCTGAAACGTGTGTTTGAGGATACGCCAAAAGTTATCACGGCCGTTTACGAACGGAATGAAGCTATCTTCTTAGAAGGATTGTCAACTGGCCAGGCTTTAATTGATGATCCTGAAAACATCGGTACGGGTGTTCGTGTAGACTATGGCTTTAAGACCGAAAATAAATTCGGCGTAACAGCACTATGGTCTAATTCGTCTACGGCAAAACCGTTTGATGACATGAACCGGGTAAAGAAAAAAGCAAAAGCCGACGGCAATAGCATTATTCGGGTTATGATGGACCCCACCGCGTTTAATAATCTGGTGGCTACAAACCAAGCTAAAGAGCTGTATGCGTTCAAGCAGGGCTTTTTAGGCGAAAAAGTTCCAACCCCTTCGCTGGATCAAATCAATACGGTTATGTCAGACCGGCTAGGATTTACGATTGAAATCGTAGAACGTTCGGTGAAGTATGAGCGAGACGGTGTTCGTAGTGCGTACGATCCGTGGGCTACAGGAGTAGCCGCTTTTATCACCGAAGAGATTGTAGGTACATTAGTTACGGCACGGTTAGCTGAGGAATCTCACCCCGTTGCGAATGTGACTTATGAAAAAGCAGATGGCTATATTCTGGTTTCAAAATACCGCCAAAATCGCCCTTCGTTAGCTGAGTTTACAAGCTCCCAAGCACGTTGCATCCCTGTAATTTCATCTGAAGTCTACCTACTGAATTCCGGCGAGGTTCAAGCTTAATCTATTTGTGTATAGTCTAGTAGTCTTTTGACTAACAGGACATTTTCTTGTTTATCATGGCAAATAACCGCAACAAATCAACCTCCACCGACTCAAAACCGGTTGAGAAAAAGGAAGGTAAGACCTACGTAGTTTCGCAGTTCCGGGACAAAAACGACTACGATACGGTGTACCTGGTTGATCAGGATGTCTCTGATCTGGAGGAAGATCGTTTGGAAGAACTAAAGGCAAAAGGTTTGGTCGAAACCTTTGTAAAGCCAGAACCGGCGAAATAACCGCAACCTCATCACAACATGGCAACAGTTCGGGGATTTATCGAAAGCAAATTAGCGGGTTTCAACATTGAGTTAAGTGCTGATGAACTAGACGTTTTGCTAGTGGATGCAAACGTAAATGGAACAGATGTGTATTCAGCAGCAACCGCGCTCGGGGCGAAAAAGGCTATTGCACTGGCAATTCCCGAACTGTTTTTAAAGGCTGATGTAACGGAAGGTGGGTATTCGGTCAAGTGGGACAAAGCAGGCATAACGACGTATTACGGGATGCTATGCGATGAGCTAGGGTTGCCAAATAAGTTGGTTAAAACGCCAAGTATTCAGGATCGTTCAAACTACTGGTAATGATCAAGCAATATCCCTATCAGTTATGGGTGCTGGCCGTTGCTGAATCCGATGTAGACAATCAAGGCAATTTCCTTGAAAGTGAATCGCAATTCGTGCTAACCGCAAGTTGCCGGGATGAAGCCAATACAGGTGGCCAAACCGTTCAATTGGCCGATTCCTCAACGATCAAGTACGATACGTTGATTCAACTGCCTAAGTCCTGTCCGGTCATAGAGGCTGGTGCATCTATCAAAGTGCTCGATGGGTCAACCCTACGTGTTGAGGGGATTGTCAAGCGCTTTTCACGCGATCAGTTACACTGCCGGTTATGGGTATAAAGCCAAAATCAACGCAAAAGGACATCCGACGCTATTTTGAAAAGAAGAAACAGGCGATTGAAAATCTGATTCTTCGAACGCTTCAATACGTCGGTGAACAATGTGTCAATCAGGCTAGAACGCTAAATACATATCGTGATCAGACCGGCAATCTACGCAACTCAATTGGCTACATGATCCTACACAATGGCCAGGTAATGCATTCGGATTTTCAGCGTACAACAACCGGGAGCCAACCGACAACGGTAGATGGCAAACTGGTTGGGGAATCCTACGCTAAAAAACTCGTAGCGGAATACATGGACGGGTGGGTATTGCTAGTCGTTGCGGGCATGAACTACGCGGCATCGGTGGAAAGCCGGGGGCTAGATGTACTTACCTCAGCGAAGCAACTCGCTGAACGGATTGTACCACAAATGTTAGGTGACTTAAAAGAAGACATTGCCAAAGCTCGATGAAAACGACATTTGATCAGGTTAATATTCTGTATAGTAGGCTATCAGGATCAAACCTGAAGACTGCTATTACCGGAAGTATTTACAAGCTGGTACGACTAACGGATTCCAAGTTGGAAGATGTCGTTGTCAACTCGCTGCCTGTTACAAATGATCAGATTCAACGGGGCACGGCCAATGTCAACATTTATGTCCCTGACATTACCTACAAACCGCAAAACGGGAAAGCCCAGCTGGTACCTAATGCCGAACGACTTTACGAATTAGCGGCTATTGCTACACAGGTTGTGAATGAGCATTCCACGCCGGACTATACGTTCTGGCTGGTTAATCAATCGCTCATTCCCGAGCCTGAAACCAATCAGCACTACATCAATCTGCGGATTGATTTTCGATTCTTTCCATCACTTTAATTTCATCTACAATGGGTACAATAACATTCGGCGTATCATCGATAGAGATGGGAGCCATTGGCAACGACGGTGGGCCAGGGACCGTGTTAGAAGCTCTTGGTAAGACAAATCAAAACTCCTGTAATCTCAATCAGGACGAACCGACAACGACGGAATTTCGATCTGAAGAGGATGACCAGCCAATTTATTCGACAGAAACACCGGGGCCAATCGCGCTGACGTATCAGATTGTTGATCCTGACCTAGATGCAATGGAGAAATTGTTTGGGGGGGAAATTACGGGGTCAGCTGGTAGTCGTGTATGGAACATGCCTGCATCTATTATCAGCTTGGAACAAACTGTCAAGGTAACGCCAAAGGAAGGTTTAAAGTTGACGATACCAAGAGCCAAAGTTGTAGCTCGGTTTACAGGTGAATTCACCAAAGCCAATCCATTCGTATTAGAGGTGACTGCCACGGCATTAACCCCGGAAAAAACGGGTGTTGGGGCGCTTGTGTGGGCAGAATAAGCTGTATTCACATAGGCGTTTTGGTATAGCATTGGCCATACCAAAACGCCTATTTTATATCGACAAACCATGAAAATATATCTGGCAACTAGTCTTTTATCTCTTATTTCCCTGTGTTCGGTTGCGCAGGTTCTTCAGCCAAAGGCCATGCGGGTGTATCGGGTTGGTGACATGGTAGCCGTTCAGGACTCAGCGGCATCGAAAGCACCGGACTTATACCCAGTGTCAACGTTTAGCATTGGACCCGTTGGTAACAACGTCCGTGTTGGGATCGATAATACCTACCTATACTTTCCGTATAGCAAGTTTTTAGGCGAAAACGGCACGGTTTATAGTCAACAGTCGTCAAACCAGGCGGTGAACTCGTTTAAATCAAACGTGACCAACAACATTGCCGCTTCAATGCGGACGGTCAATTATACCGAACCCGAAATAATTCGAACTAACGGCCTTGATGTTGAGTCTACGGGGTTAACCTACCCGTCTGGGTTTCCGGCTTCAGCGACAACGACCGTTGCCAATAGTAGTACGATGAATTTCGGCACCAACGCGAGTCCCGTTTCACTCGGCGGTTTCAACCCACCTCTAACAAAAAAATGGTACGTTGATCATTACACGTTCGGAACGACCATGCCCGTTTTTGCCCGTGTTAGTATGGGTAGGCCAAATACCGGTGATGTGCAGTTATATACGGGTAGTGGTAGTTATGCCGCGAATGCCGTGCTATACGGCGGGGATGGAGCGATAGCCGTAAACCTATACGGCAAAACAGACACGACCAGACGGGCCGCTATTCGATTTGGGTTTCATGGCTATACAGCCAGCGCGGACAACGATGTTGCTTCACCCTACTACGTGTATTTATTTGCCGACTCCAACACAGAGGGAACATCTGTTCAGGGTATTACGTCCCGTTGGGATGTGTGGTCATGGAAGCTAAAAGCCTGGTATCAGAACGTTAAAAACCAACGGGTTTTTCTCGTTGACAAATCACTATCGGGTCAAACGTCGGTTTATTTCGACAAAATACGGTTGGGCAATCGGCTGGGAGGTACTCGAACGCCGTCCATTGGCTTTTATGTATTAGGCACCAATGACACCGATACAGCCGCTTACCGGGCGAATGTCAACAAGTTTATTTCCGACTGGATTATTCAATACCCCGACTCACCCCTGATCATTTGCGGGCCTGGTCCACGCTCATCAGGCAGTACGGGGGAGACTACAGCGGGGTACATGCGGGCCATCGATCAACAGGTTGTCGGTCAGGTAAACCGGCCAAAGCAAGTGTATTACCTGAATTTGGGTACCGCCTTTCCCAATACGTCGGAAACCTACTTTACCACCAACGACAGTTCAACATCCGGCAACCGGGTACACTGGAATGTAGGGGGGCAACAAAAGGTTTTTGAAGCGGTAACGGCCTTTCTGGAGAGCAATAAAATCGAACTGTATCTCCCTCCCAACTGATCATGGAAAACACCTCAACTAACAGTTTCGATGAGGTTTTGGCCGAAAAACAGCAGATCGATACGCTGTTAGAACGCGGGATGGATTTTACCGTCGATAAGAAAAGCCTGCTCCGGTTTTTCGGTAAAAAACAGCGGGTGTTCAAAGTGTATCAACCCTACTTAGGTACGCTCGATTATCTATCTCAGGAGTACATCAACATGGCCTTTTCGGAAGAGCGGCTAAAGGCCGATCCGGTTGGCGAGTCGAAACGACTGATTGAACACAACGCGAAACGATGCGGGCGGGTAATCGCCATTGCCGTGCTCAACTCCCAGTGGAAAATCAAGCTGTTTGCCGGGTTACTTGCCAATTACTTCAGCTGGCACCTAACACCGGGTAAACTGTTTGATTTGGTCATGTTGATCAATACCCTGACCAACATGGGGGCTTTTACCAACTCTATCAGATTCCTGTCGGTGGACAAACGGACGACGAATCCGATACTGATAGAGGAACCAAAAAATCAGGAAGCAGAAGCGTTTCTGAAGGAGTGGCAACAGGGTTAAAAAGTCCGTTTGGTTCGCGTGGGGCGATTTGCGCCCATTACGGCTGGAGCTGGCAGTACCTACACTGGGGGATTCGCTACACGATTGTACAACGGATGATGATCGATGCGCCGGGTTATAAATCGGCATCCAAATCTAAATCCGATGAGGAAAAGCCGCTACCAGCTACATCGGAAAACGTAGAAGCGTTTATGCGAAAATCCGGCATGAGTTTCGACGGATTGCCCCGTTTTTCATAAACCTAAAGTACTTAAAATAGAAGTATTTCACATGGATACGTCAGGGCCATTACATTTCGATACGCTGATCCGGGACATTAATTTCCGGAGCCAGATTGATTACATGGAGCGTCGTATTCTGGGTGTGACCAATACAGCGACCAGGGAAACCAATAAGCTCGATACCCAATTTGCCCGGCTGGGTCAGTTAGCAGCTGGGTATTTCTCGTTTACGGCACTGGCTCAGTTGCCTGCTCAAATCCTGAAGGTTCGGGGCGAATTCCAGCAGTTAGAAATTGCATTTTCTACGATGCTGGCCAGCAAAAGCAAGGCAGACACGTTGCTTACCAGCCTGGTTGAAACAGCCGCATCAACCCCGTTCGGTCTGAAGGATATTGCTAGTGGAGCCAAACAACTGTTGGCCTACGGATCATCGGCTAAAAACGTAGTGGGTGAACTCCGAATGCTGGGTGATGTTGCCGCTGGTGTTTCCGCGCCGATTAATGAACTGATTTACCTATACGGTACGCTACGTACTCAGGGACGGGCTTACGCCGTGGACATCCGGCAATTCGCGGGCCGGGGTATTCCCATTTATCAGGCGTTGGCCGACGTTTTGAAAGTCAACGTCGATCAGGTAAACGACTTTGTTGAGGCTGGCAAAGTTGGCTTTAAAGAGGTTGAACAGGCATTTCGCAACATGACCTCATCCGGGGGCATGTTTGCCGGGTTGATGGATGCGCAAAGTAAGTCACTACTAGGTTTGAAAGAGCGGCTGAGCGATGCGTGGGATGTGATGTTGAACGAGATCGGCAAAAAGAATCAGGATGTTGCCGCCGATCTGCTAACAACTGCTACAGACGTAGTTGAGCACTATCAGGACGTTATTGACATACTGAAGATAGCAGCGGCCACGTATGGTACGTATAAAGCCGCGATTCTGCTAGTGAGTGCCGCTCAACGGGCACATTTGTTTATGCTGCAAAGCATTGCCCTGGAACAAACACTAGCAGCCGCTTCCGGCGAAGTACTCACGACCCAACAGGCCCGCCAAATTGTGGTTTCCAAGCTGTTGCAGCGGGCGCAAATGGAGTTGAACGCTACCATGTTAGCCAATCCGTATGTGATCGTAGCGACGGCCATTGCCGCACTGGTGACAGCGTATTTTGTTTTACGGGAAGAGGTTCAGCAGGTAAAAAGCGCCCAGGAGTTACTAGCCGATGCGGGTAAAGATATTTCCGTTCAGTATAAGCAACAGGGCTCAGAGGTTAAAACGCTGGTTGGCATTATTAAAAACCAGAATGTAGCGGAATCCGAACGGTTACGGGCGTATGAAAAACTGAAGAGTATTGCCCCGGACATCGTTCGCGGTCTGGATTTTCAGGCGGCTAAAACGGCTGATCTGACCAAAGAAGTTAATTTATATCTGGCTTCACTCGAAAAGAAAATACGGCTGGAAACGGCGCAATCATCGCTGAAATCCGCACTGGAGCAGGATACCGAAGCCGCCAAAAAACTCAAAGAAGCGCAGGACGATCTCGTTAAACAATCCGGAAAGAATTTTCGGATGGTCATCGGTATGGGTGATCGGAATGGCCCGTTGACGGCCTTGTCCGAATCGGAAGCCGCAAAGATTCAGCTGGAAAAAGCTGTTGAGGTCAAAAAGCAAACTGAAAAGGTTGTCAATGACATAAATCAGACCATATCCACAATCTATACCGGTGGTAGTAAGGATGCTGTCAATGCTGAGATTCAACGCCTGGAACTTGTTCAAAGTGCGATTAAGGATAAGTTGTCACCCGCCTACAAACAGGTTGAGGACCAGCTAAAGGATCTGGCTAAACAACGGGAAGCCCTCACCGCAGCCGAAAATAAAGGACAAGCGCCGGTTGCCAAAACGGTCGAATACTACGATGCCCAGATTAAAAAGCTAAAGGAGCAACAGGCACAAACGGCAACCAACCGGGCGGAATACAACCGGTACCAATCTCAAATCGATGCCGCCGAAAAAGCGCGTCGTCGATTGACGGGTGAACTGACCGCATCGGAGAAAAAAGCCGCGAAGGATGCGGATAAAATTGGGCCGTATGGTTCGGTTTCGTATTGGGAAACCATCGCGCAAAAAGCACAAGAAGTGCTGGAAAAAACGCCCAAAACCGACAGGGGGAAAATTAGCCAACAACAGGCAATCTTATTGGATGCCCAGCGCAAAGCGGAAGAAGCTCGGAAAGCAATTTCGGTTAAAACCTTCGATGAGGAATTGGAGGAAAAACGCACGAAATACGAGCTGTATAACAAATACCTGTTGGAGTACGGCAAACAGACCGCTGATGCTCAGTTTAACGATTTGATTAAATCCGGGCAATCCTACGTAGATTACCTCAACCGGCAAATTGCTGACCTGGAATCACAGCGGGAAAACGTTGGGTTGACCGACAAGGAAGCGGGCAACCTGTCTAGTTTGCTGGATCAACGCAACGAAGCGACGGGCAAAAAAGCGGCTATTGAGGTGTTTACCGACCAGCTGCAACAGGCAGGCCGGGACGCTCAAAGCCTGTCGGACTATCTGGACGTACTTAGTAAAAAGCAGGCGTTACTTGATCCAAACGATAATTCGAGTCTGGCCATTCAACAGCGCCTTGCTGTTGCTGAGCAAATCCGGGCGGCTGAAAGTGATCGTCAGACGCAATTACGTGATTATCTGGCTTCAACGACCAATACCGAACAACAGCGACTCGCCATAACCAAACGCTACGCTGATTTACGGGCTGAGCTGGATAAACAGTATCAGGACAAACGCAGTGAAGCGTACCAGAATGCGCTCAAAGCGATCAATAAAGGGGAGCAGGATGAGGTTCGGCAAATTTCTGAACAAGCCGCTCAAATGTCGGACGAGTTTAAAAAACTCGATACGGTCATTCTGTTACGGGGCCGTGATGGACTCAAAGCCCGGATTGCTCAGCTGAAAGAGTATCTGGATTCTGCCGATGAAGCGACGCGTAAAACGATCACCTACCAGCAGAAACAAAAAGAATTGCAGGATGCAAATGACTCGCTGAACACGGACACGCTGGGTAGTATCAAAACGTTCGCGGGGCTGGCTGGTGATCTGGGTAACGCGCTTTCCAGTGTTAACGGCAATCTGGGGAACACCGGCCGGTTGTTGGCAGCCGTAGCGCAAGGGGCTAATCTGGTAACGGTTGCCTTTGACGAAACAGCGAGTAAAACGGATAAAATAGCGGCTGGTGTACAGGGGCTCATTGGCATTGTAACTATGCTGACCTCATCGGCCAATGAGCGGAAACAGGCAGAAGAGGAATACTACCGCTCCATGATTGCCCAGCAGAACGCTTATAATCTGGCGCTTAATGAGCAGATCGGCTTACAATCCCAGCTGGAAGAAAATGTATTCGTTAAAAATTACGAAGGTCGGTTAAAAGATAGCATTGCCCAGCTGAGCTCAGCCAATGAGAGCTACCAAAAAGCCCTGAAGAAATTGCAGGACGGACAGGTTAAATCCGGCCAGCGTAACGCGATTGATTGGGGCAATGTCGGTTCCGGGGCTGCAATGGGGGCCGCTATTGGTTCGGCTATCGTGCCGGTTATCGGTACGGCGGTTGGGGCTGTCGTTGGGGCCATTGCGGGCATTTTCGGCGGAAAAAAGAAAGAAGATGAGTTTTCTCGTCTGCTTACGGAATACCCCGAATTAATAAAAAAAGGAGCCGACGGAGTTGACGAGTTGAATGTGGCACTGGCTGAAACACTCGTTAATCAGAATCTGGTGGATGAAAATACCAAACTCATCCTACAGGATACCATCAATTGGGCCAATCAGGTAAAGGAAACGAAAGAACAGATCCGTTCCATCGTGTCGGAACTCGCGGGTAATCTGGGTAACGCGCTACGTGACAACCTGGTCAATGCGTTTAAAGACGGCACCGACAGTGCACAAGCCTTTGGCGATTCAGTCAGTGACGTACTGGAAAACATACTTTCCCAAATCATTTTCAACCAGGTGTTTTCCAAACAGTTCGACCAGCTTCAGAAAGAGATGGAAGCATCGTTTGGGCCGGGTGGGGATGGTAGCTGGACGGACGATTTCGGGCGTTTTTTCGGTCAGGCGGAAGAACTAACCAAACTGTTTAACGCCGGTTTAGAACAGGCCAATGCGACGGCGCAAAACTACGGCCTGAATGTATTTGCCAAGAATACCGCCGATAAGCAAACGAATCCAAATTCAGTACAGGGAGCTATAAAGGGCGTTTCGGAGGAAACGGCTAGTATTCTCGCTGGTCAGATTAACGCGATCCGTATTACCCAGGCAGATACAAACGGGCTGGTTCGTCAGCAGTTGATCCACCTCAGCATCATTGCCAGTAACAGCGCCTATATGCGACATCTGGAATCAATTGATGCCAAGCTCGATGTACTACAGTCCGATCCAATCAGAGCTAAAGGCATGTAATATGGGAACACTCGTAAGACTTCCGCTGAATGGAACGGTTGAAAATTTCGGAGAAGCGCCGGTAACACTCGATGTTGCCGGGGGGGAATATACAGCCGGTCGTATCGATGAGCCCGCGTTGCATTTTCCACAGGTGGGAAAGGCGGAAGCCTTAGAACAGCCATTCCCACTGGATTCAACGTACTCGCTGGCGTTCTGGGTAAAGGTGGATGGAAACCCGACAAACAGTTGGGTACTCTATAAATTTTCGGGGCTGAATCGGTGGCTTTACCTCAATCTGGCAAGCCCGCTGACCCGCTGGAGTTACATCGTCATTCTACAGCACACAGACAAAATCAGTGTGTACCTCAACTCAGTCCTACGTTCCAGCGAATCCATGCCGGACGGTTGGGGCAAGCCGACCGGCTTTTGTGTGGTCAATGATAGCCCGGCCAAATCCGGCTACATGACACTCGAAGATATTACGCTCCTATCGGGCGTAGACTACAGTTTAGTTAAACCCGCGATCCCAACGCCAACACCCACAATGGATATACGCTATTCAATCAATGGCACTGATTTTAAAACATTCGGTGTCTACGTATCGGCTTCAGATGGCTTGTTGGACAACCTGCTACTAAAAGACCCAATTGAGTACGAATGGCCGGATTACCACGGAAAAATTGTCGATCTGTCAACCCCGCGTTACCAGCCACGAACGATTTCGCTCGACTGCTTTCTGAAAGCCAGTAGCGCCGACGATTTCATAGAAAAAGTCGCGCTGTTTATCGGTCAGTTTCAACAGCGAAATACCCAGCGGCTCAAACTCAATGCGTATTCCCAAAAGCCGCACGTATTCGAGGTGTATCTAAATAGCTCGATCAACCTTAAAAAACGCTGGCGTGATGGAGATATGGTCGGCACGTTCCAACTAACGCTCATCGAACCCGAACCAATCAAACGGGTGCTCAGCTTTGGGGCGGGTCTGGCGTATATCACTCTGACCACATCAAAAATGGTAGCGATTCACTGGGGGGATGGTACCCATACGTATAACGTGTTCGGTACGGGGGTTTCTGTTGAGCACACGTATCAAACACCCGGTCCTCATGAGATCATCATTACCGGTGTCATTGAAGACATTACTGATTTTTCATCTAACGCGGCCCTGTTATGGAACAAATTATAGTAAACAGGCCCGGAAAACAACCTATACCGCTGTTTCGGCGCGTTCCGCTGACTACGGTAATGGCCGCTACCCAGAGTAGAAAACTACTGGGTGAAGACGTATTAAACGTAACGGTTCAGTGCGTGGAATCGATTGCTTTTGAGATAGGCGATAACATACTAGCTTTTGGCACGGTCTACACGCTCAACCGGCTACCCAAAGCCGCGAAGGAAAGTGACCGGGGGTTTCGCTACGATCTGACGTTTGAAGGCCCGCAGTATAGCCTTATGCGGGCGTTATACTTGAATCAGGACGCTACAGGTTTTGCGACCGGACCAGAATTTACGCTCACGGGTACTCTGGATTTGTTTGCTAACGTACTGCTTACCAATGTCAGCCGGGCGTTAGGCGCGGGGAACTGGCTACTGGGTAATGTACCGACCGGTACACCTACACTGAATCTTTCGTTTGATGGTGAAAACTGTCTGGCCGTCCTGCAACGGCTGTGTACGGAGTTCGAAACAGAATTTACCATCACTCGCAGTTCATCCGGCGTTCATACCATTCACTTTGGCAAACAGGGTGAACTACTAGGCCACACGTTTGAGTATGGCCGTGGTAGGGGCTTGTATGCCATCAGCCGCCAAACACCCAACGATGAAGGCTTTATAACCCGGCTGTATGCCTACGGTGGCAGCCAGAATATCCCGCAGAACTACCGGAATTATTCATCCCGGTTGCGGTTGGACGATGGCCTGTCATATCTGGATAACGCCCAGGTACAACTAGCCTTTGGCCTAATTGAAGGTACAGTTGTCTGGGATGAGATATTCCCTAAACGCACGGGAAAACTCAGCGGGGTTGGTATCGTAACGGACGGTGTAAAAACGTTTACGGTGACTGATGCCACAATGGATTTCAATCTACTGGAAGAATCAGGACCAGCCCAAACCGTCAACGGAAAAGAGGTCAAACAGTACCGGTATTTAATGCCGGGTGTTTCGCCCAAATTGCATTTTCAATCGGGCAATCTGGCGGGGTATGAGTTTGAAATCAATACGTATGACCATGCGAGTAAAACCTTTACGCTGGTTGGCACGAGTGACGAGCGGGGTATGGCGTTTCCCAGTGCCACGAGTGCGGCCTTTCAACCGTCAGCTGGAGATACGTATGTACTGATTGATGTAATCATGCCTGACAGCTATGTACAGGCAGCGGAACAACTATTGAACGCCAAAGCCCTGTCGTTTTTAGGTCAGCATTCTACGCCATCGGTTCAGTACGATCTAACGATTGACGAACAGTTTCTCAACGCCCAATCGGGTACGGGTAGCACGGTAAACCATTTTGAACTCGGTGACTACGTGCACGTCAAAGATGATAGTCTGTCGGTGGACGGTGCCAGCCGGGTTATTGGGTTTTCCCGGAATCTAATTTTCCCGAATCAATATCAGCTGGAGATTGCCGATACCTACCAGGTAACACGGATCGAACAACTTCTAGCCGATCAGAAAGCAACGAATACCCTCATCAAGATCAACCAGCTGACCGATGCCAACCGCGCCCGTCAGGGGTGGCGTACTACGCAGGAGTTGCTTAGTATGGTATTCGATACCGACGATTTTTTCGATGCGGGTAACATTCGCCCGGAATCCATCGAAACGAGTATGATTGTCGTTGGGGCCAAATCACAACAGTTCATTCTTAACTGTGTGATCGAACCCAACTTTGAAGGGCAGCCCAACGTCGTAAAGGGCAATTCAGGTAGTCTGACGCACTATACGGTTGAGGAAACAATTCGTACATGGCAGATCACCGGGCAAACGATCACCATTACGGATGATTCAGCCCGCTATATCTACGCGAAGTGTAACAAGTCGAATTATACGGATGCCAGCCTGCTATTCTCGACCGATCAGATAAAGCCCAATCAGGATGGGTGGTATTATCATTTTCTCGTCGGTGTTTTACACGCCAAAGACGCAACGACAAACGTTCGATGGGTTTCCCTGACGTATGGCGCTACGTCGATCAACGGGCGATTCATTAAAACGGGTCGTATTCAGTCGTTCGACGGTCTAACGTATTTCGATCTGGATTTAGGCGAAATGGGGGGTAAAATCACCTTCATAGCCACGGACGGTATCAAACGGCCCATTTCGGAGCTTACCCAAACGACCATCGACGGAGGTATCATTACGTCCGGCATGATCATGTTAGCCGGTGCCGGTGGTACGGTACGCGCTGGTATTTCGGGTGAAGGTACCTCAGATGCCAGTGTACGTTTTTGGGCCGGGGCTAGTTACACCAACCGGGCCGTTGCACCGTTTAGGGTGCTGCAATCCGGGGAAATGTTCGCCCGTAAGCGGATCGAACTGATGAACGAAAATAATGTTGGTCAGGCCGGTATTTCGGGAAGCAATGCCACGGCTGATGGAAAGGTGCGTTTTTGGGCGGGTTCCCCTTACGCAAACAGGAATACCGCTCCCTTTCGGGTACTAGCTGATGGTTCCATGATTGCCACGGCGGGCAAAATCGGAGCGTGGCAGATTTCAAACAGTGGGATTCTCAATGAAGATGGATTGGCGTACATCATTACGCGCACGTCTACGAATCCCATGCGAACCGAAGCGCGGATCGGGGCACAAGTCTTTCCCGCATCGTTCGGGGGCAAAGGGGCCGCGATGTTCGTGGCCAATGAACCCGATATGCTTTTTCCCAACTATGCAGCCGTCTTTGAAGCGGCCAACGGGGGGAATAACTACGCGATTTACGCCCAAAAAGGCACGGCTTTACTCGGTGAAGCTTTACTTAATGGACGTCGGTATTTCGGTCAAACGTTGACCGATCTAACGATTATTATCGATCCCAGTAATTACGATGTTATAGAGATTTTTCCGCAAGGTTCCAGTGCTGGTATTCGGTTTGCAACGCCTAGCCAACCCATCGGGCCGGGTAAGGAAATTGCGATTATCAACTCAAATGATACAACCAGCGGGTTGATCCTTATTAATATTATTCGCGGGAATAACAGTTATGCCTTGCCGGGCGGTTGTGTATTGACATTGATCTACTCCAACGGCTACTGGTATGGAAAATCACAATATGATAACAATTACGGCACCTCAACACCGCCGTTTGTTATTCCGCCTGTCAATCCGGCACCAACTGTCAATGGCGCGATCCCCAATTTTTCAACGACCAGCCGGGACAACAATCAATATCAGATACCCAGCAGCATTTTCAATGATCCAGGCGATACACTGAATTTCGACGTGATTTCCAATTTGCCAACCGGCGTTACTTTTAGCGGTGGGGGTAGAATACTGTATCTGGATAAAGATGTTGTCGAAAACGGATCGTTCTCGGTAACGGTCAGAGTGACGGATTCGGCGGGGCAATCGGTCGGCGGGGTGTTTCAGGTCATGGTCAACTGGCCGACGCTCAACCCGGCTCCGATTGTGGCCAATCCGATTGCGAATCTATCACTCGCAGGCAATGGGCAAAAAACCTTCAGCATCGCTACCAATACGTTTCAGGATACCGATGAGCTGACGTTTGTTGCATCCCGTCAGGATGGGCAGGGGCTACCCGATGGCTTTACGTACTCAATCACGGATGATGCGCTGTTATTTGTGATTGCAGCCGCCGTTGCCACGGGTGTTTTCCAGCTACGAGTTACAGCAACCGATACCGCTGGTCAGTCGGTCAATGCGGACTTTACGCTGAGTCTAAACCGGTCAGCGGTCAATAACCCGCCAACGGTTGTTGCACCGGTTCAAAATCAGACGATTTCCGGCAACGGGCAACAGACGTTTGGTATTTCGGCTAGCATGTTCAGCGATCCCGGCGATAGTCTAACCATCACCGTAACCGGCGCGAATGGGGGAGCGTTGCCCGCAGGCATTACGTATGACCCAACGTATCTGGTGTTTACCCTAGCGGCTTCAGTGGGTAGCGGTACCTACCCGGTTGAGGTAAAAGCGACGGATTCAGCGGGACAATCGGTGGTGTCGGGCTTCAGCTTTATCGTTGTTCGCAATGCGGATGAGGATATTGTCGTGCGGGCTGATCCGGCTGATTTCGATGAAGAGGAACCCGTATCAGGAGATGGGTTCGATACGTCCTACACCTACTCAAAAACGGGTAGTGACGTTGCCGGCAATCAGTTTGTATCTACACCCGCACCGCGTTTATTGCCTGTTTCGCAAACCAAGCCACGGCCAACCGGCAATTCCTTCAGTTTTACCCCGCAGTCGGCTATCAATACGGTACTGCCTAAGCGGTTCTCGCCACTCACACAGGTTCACCCGAAAAAAGCGATTGGTTATCCTGGTACGATCTATCTCGACTGGTCAACGCCGAATGAGATTATTGGCCTGTACACCCATACCACCGAATCGGCCAAAACCAATACAGAAGTCTACCCAACATCGCTGAAACGCATGGTGGAAGGTAGTTTCTACGTACTGGCCGCTAATGCCGCAGCGGTATTGCCCGCTGGTGATTCGCGGAAGCAACAACTACTCGATTGGGCTGGCCCTCAGCAGGCCGGATCAGGCAGTTACGAAGGCCCGCACATTCTGATTACGGATGCGAGTGCGGCCAGACTATATGGCGCTGAATGGTGGAAGATGTTCAAACAACTCGACTGGAAAGGGGCAGGGGTAGAACACTTCAGCGTGAATATGGAGCACATGGAAGAACGTACCGGCACGGCCTACACCAAACACCAACAGCAGTATCGAATGATCGGTTGGATAACGGAGGGGTGTATCAATGCCGCAGCTGCCGATGGCGTTACGTTGTTTTCGCCGTTATCGGCCGAATTTGGCAACCTTACGATTTACGCGCCGTGGTTCCACGACCGACCCGCTACGCACGATAGGGAGGGTAATGCCCTACCAAATCCAAACCCGAACATTCCGCAATACATGCACTACGCCTTGTTGGATGAATACATACGTGGGAATTCGCCAACGGCACCGCTCGGGGAAAATTCAACGCTGGCAACGCTGATCAAGACAGGGAAAGCCGCTGTTGGGGTAGGTCGCTATCTGCAACATACGATGGATGGCCAAACCTATTGGCAAAAGCAGTCCAACGGAGCACTGATTACCGACAGCAACAACAACCCGATTTTCCGGAATGAACCGGATCGGTACACGACTATTACGGGTCAGCAGTGCGTCATCTATAAAGACGATTACTACATGGCCATGATCAAACTGTACGGGATCGTCGCTCAGTTCTGTAGTAACATGCGCTTTATGGCCGGGGGCGTTGATCTGCCGTTTTCGACAACTCGGCAAGCTGGTTGGGAAGGTATGAAAGGCCAGGTTACGCAGTTCCGATTGGATGTCGAAGGGGAATCCGGTATCGATCGACCAGACGGATCCGCTTTGAATGAACGGCCATTGGCTCCCTTTATGGTGGAGGGCTACGGCATTCTGATGTATGTGTTTGCGGAATTTTTGCGCGGTTGGATGCAATCACAGATGCCTAGTAATCTGGGTGCTGATACGGGCTACGGATCGAAAGCCCGTGCCAGCGCGGAAATCTATGCCAAAGCGTTTGAACGGGCGGCTAACCTCAACTGGATTCATGACATATCCTGGCAACTGATTCAGCCTAGTATCTGGATTAAGGACCAGGGATTCAACGGCCCGGCTGACCCGGACGAGCATTTTGCCAGAAAGCCCATTCTACTCGGTGGCTTAGGGACGTATCAGGGGGATGCTGTTATGTGGTTCCTAGCCTGGTGGCCGTGTCAGGATGAGGACAAATCGACCGACATCAAGATTTGGGCCGATAAAGGTACGGGGCCAATTACGGGGTCGTATGTCGCTCGGATGGTAGGCCGTACACCATTCCTTGACTACTGGAAAATACCCGCAGGTACCCAGCCCAAAGACTGGTACATGCAATTCCAGAGCCTGACGAATATAAAGATCACCCGGCGCGGTGATTATCGGGAAGCGAAAATCACCAATCACCCAACACCGCCAGCTAACGTATAATATGAAACGTATTCTCTTACTTCTAGGGCTATTTATAAGCGTGGCTGGATTCGCTCAGAAACGGGCGAATCCTCGGGTCGAAATCAGCTACGGGGGCCAATCGTACAGCGTTACGGTTGGCGTACCGGCCCGGTACTATGCACCTACGCCAACCGGCAAACTCGCGTTTGAAAACGCGGTGTACAACGGTATTTGGACGCTGACCACCGATGATGGATGCGTCATTCCAGCGGGCACCAAGCCGCCGAATTTTAAACCAACCTGTTGTGATCTGTCGGTTGTGGTTAACTCGCCAACCACTACGTGTGGTGTAGCGGCAACGCTGACGGCATCTGTATCAGGCACCTCAGCGACTGGTGTTACGTATAAATGGACGGGGCCAAATTCCTATACAGCTTCAGGAGCGGCCATTCAGGTTGCGCAGTCACAAAACGGCTTGTATTCCTATACCGTCACGGCTAAAAACTCAGGTAATTGTAGCGCGATTGCGCAGGCGAACGTAACGGTTTCCGGGTGTAATCCACCGCCGAATACGTATCTGGCCTTCAACCGGGCGGTATTCGTCGGAAATTCCATTACCAAGCATCCACCAGCGCCCGGTATTGGCTGGCTCTACTATTGGGGCATGGCGGCTAGTGCTGAAGACAAAGATTTTGTGCACTTAATGTTGGCCGCTTTACGTACCGCCAACCCAAATTTACAGCACTACATTACGTATGACGGGGCATATTTCGAGGGTAATTATCTGGCTGGTATTCCTGATAATCTGTATAAAGCCTTTTATACGGATAACGTCGAAGCGGCATTTGGGGCGGGTAATCTGGCTGATTTTATCGGGGTGTACATCTCGGAAAATCTGGACAACGGAGCGTTTAACGAAACCCAGTTCAGAGCGCAACTTGATAAGCTATTAGCATCGATCCCCCATACCAGCAATTGCACGATTCAGTTTCGCAACAGCTTTTGGGATGGACAAAATCTGTCGAATGCCGCGATTCAGCAATATTGTTTAGATAAAGGCTATAAGTTCGTTGACATTTCATCCATCCGCGAACTATCGCAATATATGTCACCCGATGTGGATGGGCACCATCCCAACGATGCGGGTATGGCAGCACTGGCCAGCCTGCAACTCGAACAGCTTAAAACTACGTCGGGCGCTAATTGTGATTTTGCCGTATCGGTCAATTCCCCGTCTGTTAGTTGCAATACCAACGGAGTCCTGACCGCCACGGTAACAGGTAGCGGCTCATCGGGCGTAACGTATAGCTGGAGCGGGGCCGATGGCCTAACCGCGTCAACCCAGTCCATTGCCGTTCAAAAGTCGAACAACGGTACGTATGCCTATACGGTCAGCGTAGGAAAATCAGGTTGTACGGCGAAAACGGCAACGGGCAACCTGATTGTAACCGGGTGCAGTTCGTCAACGTATGTGGCTAAACCCGGCTACGGCAACCTGTTTGCTGATAATAGTACGTATGTCGATAAGCCAGAATTTAACCGACCTAGTTCGTCGCTTCAGTTCCCCCGCGCCTTTATTATTCAGGGTAATACCCGCGTTGCAATCAACACCAAATTAGGCTCGGTCATTGACTACATGAGCTTTAACGGTGGTCTGTTTAGTACCGTTAATAGTCCAATTTGGGGCAATGGGAAGGATGATGCGGGTAGACAGTTGATGGATGCAGCCTATACCAACCCGAACGGTTCGGTTAATGCTTTTGGAGAAGGGCCGTATGAAGAAGCGGGCCAATCCACGGCGCAAATGCACCCACCGGGAGCCGGTAGCATTGGCAACAATCCGGTGCAGGGTGGGGGCGCTGGTGAAAATCCGTTGTACGGTGATACCGAAGTGTGTTACGCGGATGGTAGTCTGGTGTACTACAAAACCCGACCCGTTCAATGGGATTTGGTCAACATCTACGGGCAGATGCGCATGAAAGGTTGGATTGACATTGATCCAACCAATTCTAAAGTTGTTCGGCGTCATGCCCGGTGGGAAATGCAACGGGTTGATCCTTACATTGCCAACTACCCAACGCCCAGACAACAGGAAGCGCCTTGCTGGTACACCACGACGGATTTTAAAAGGGTCTTTTACCGGTCGGGCCGTCCTTTCACCAATGCCCCGCTACAGGAATACGTCTATGATGAAGGCGGGGGCGGTCAGGAACAAATCATTGCCCCGCCAATCATTGCCAGCGAACCCGTGATTTACATGCAATCACGGACAAACCCCAATTTGTATATCGCCATAATCACTAACGGTGCACGTTTTTCCGTTGGCGGTTTTAATAACGAATACATCACGGGGAATGCGCCAACGTCGTTCAAAGCTCATTATATCGGCGCTACGCCTTTAATGAGTTTGGACCCGGACGGAGTGTATGACTTTGATGCAGCTTTCGTTCAGGGAACCCTAGCCGAAATTGACAACTACGTCTACAACCATGTGCGTTTGCGGGCTCAGTGGAATGGTCGGTTCTCCTACGTATTCAACGGCAAGTCCCGAATGGGCTTTTTTCTCCATAAGGCCAAAGACCAGCTGGAGAAGAATATCAATACGTATATATCGGTTAAACCGCTTACCAACACCGAAAACGCGGGTAAGGATTTTAACATATCCACGCCTGAAAAATGGATCGATGGCCGGGTTGTCAAGCACGTGTATGTTCGGATGGCGGTAACAAGTTCAGACGGAGCATTCTGGCTGAGGTGGGTGAAGCCTGGTCTTGCCACGGGAACGGAGTACTATAAAGAATTCAACGTCATCGCGGACGGCCAGTTCAGAACGTATGACATCGACATGACAGGCGTTGCCAACTGGGATGGGTCGGATATTACGTCGTTTGTGCTCAGAAAACGCAATAACAACGACACGCATCCGCAAGAGGAATGGAAGATTGAATTTATATCCGATACCAATCTAACACCAATCAATCCATAACATTCACGTTTAACGATTTTATTATGAGCTTATTAATGGGTGTTGGTGCCTACGGGGTTGATGAACTCGTAGAACGGGCCGAAAATGCCGCCGAAATTGCAGAAGCCGCAAAAGACCAGGTTGCAAACCGGGCCGATATGACCCGTACTTCTACCAGCCTGGTTACAGTATCGAATGGCCCTAAAACGTTTGCGTATGCTACGAGTAAAAATCTGGGTTGGACGCTGGGAATGCGGTTACGGGCTACCGCAGCTAGCGGCTACGTTGAGGGAGAAATCACGGCGGTTTCTCCTACGGCCGTAACCATCAACGTAACGTCAACGGTGGGTTCTGGTTCGTATGACAATTGGGCGATTGGTATTGTCGGTAATCCCGGCTTTAACTGGCGGGGGGCTTGGACGGCTAAAACCTACTACAATAAAAATGACGGTGTTTCCTACGGCGATCCGGCTTCCAGCTGGATACGCAACACCAGCGGGGGCGAGACAGAGGAAACCTTTGATGCTACGCAATGGGACAAATTCGCGCAAGGGGGTGGGGTTGCCGCTGGTAGCGTGGGCCGGGCTGAACTCGATTCTGATTTGTCGGCATTACTTCAGGAGTTGCCCGATACGTCGGGTTATCTGTATGTCATTACCGACAGTGCCAAACAGCGCGTGTTGGGTATTCGCCGGGATGGTTGGGTTGATGGTCGATTCCAGATCGAAGAGTTAAACATTCGGCCTAATTCGGTGAATTCCGCAGCGATCAAAAGCAGTTCGGTACTGGTCAACCACTTAGCAGAAGAGGTTAGAAATAAATTTCTGGGAGACAATAACGTCCTGCTTACCAATCTGGCACAGGATGTATTGTCCTTGTTGCTGAAGAACTTCACCAACGACGGGCGGGAACAGATGTTTACCATTCTGGATGCGCAAAATCAGATGGTTTTTCAAATTCTGACGAATGGCCAAATCAAAGGCCGGTGGGATTACTCACAGGCTCCTATTGCGTATTCGGATTTACAGGCCGATCTACAGACACGATTTGCCGTTGATCCGTTCGACAATACGTATTCCCGGTATTACCTGGTTATTCCCGATGAGAATAAAAACGTAGCGTTCGGCATCACAAAAGACGGTTGGGTTGAGGGACGGGTTCGGCTCATGGACAAAACCGTACGGGAATCCATGTTAGGCGATGACCTTCTGCAGAAAGTCAACGTAGCCGTTCAACCGTCGTTCAAGCGGCTCAATGATAGCAATCCGAACGATACGGAGGTAATCGACGATGATTACTGGCGGGGCGTTTCGGCTAGTGTCGATTTGAAAACAGAGGTATCCGGGTACGGATTCGCCCGGTTTCCCAGTACACCGGTCAAGGGGCTACGTGGATTCAATACAACGGGAACAACGTTGCAGTTTCGCCCAAGTTACGGGCTGGCCATTCACGGCAAACGGTACCGGGGTGTATTCAATCCAACTTCAGCGGGGCTGACGCTTTCGACCTATAAAGGCAATTACGGGAATGCGTTTACCAACGTGTATCCCGCGTTTCCGGTTGGAGCGGTCGGTGATTTTTACGTAGCGAACGTATCGGGTACGGCAACCAGAACCGCCAACGGTCTGACATTTAAAAACGGTGATTTAATCGTACAAACGGGTTCCTCAACGTTCAGTGTTCAGCCGGGGCCGGGCACTGGTGATTTTCAGGAAGGCGATTTCTGGAACGTTACAGCCAACAGCAAATACGCTGATTTGTCACTGATGAATGGCCATCGGCTCATCTATATAGGTGTCCAAAGTGCATCCGGGCCAAAGTACGTTCAGTTTGTACCCAGTGTGGCCGGTGAGTTCTTCTACATGGGAGAGGTAACGAGTAACGCCTTTGCGCCAGTGGTTGCCGCTCGTCAAGGCGACATCTACGTATTTGCTGGCAGCTACACCGCGCAAGGAATACCCGGCGTGGAAGGTGATTACCTGATCTATGATGGCGGTTGGGGTCTGGTGCCGGGGATGGTGAGCGAATTTGCGGACGGTACGTATATCATGCTGGAAGCCGATAACGCGAACCGCTGGGATGTGCGCCGAAAAGATAAGTCCGCAACGCCCGTCAGCCTATCGCTGACCACGTTTCGCACGTCGGTACGTCGCAAACCGACGGATAATGTCGTTCTGTTTTCGGATTCCATGTTTGGCGTTGCTACCATCGGTACAACGATTGTCAATAGCCTGGTTGCCGGTGGTCGGGTGGCTTCGTATTTCTCCTACGGTGGTGGGACATCGCGTGACGTGCTGGCTATGATCAAAAAGAAGATCCGAACGGAATCAGATCCGTTTGCGGGCAACCTTCACGTATTCTGGCACGGTCAGAATAACCAGACCGACATTGTGCAGATTAAGAATGCCGCGCTGGAGCTGGTGCCGCTGGTGGGTGCCAGTCAGAAAAAGTATGTATTCTGGTCGGTGTTGGGTCAATATACAGCAACCTGGAATGGGAGTAGAATCGTTATCGCCATTCATGAGGATGCCGTGGCCGGTACCAACCACATTGCCCAGATTGAGCAGTGGTACACGCTGATGTTCCCTAAGCGCTGGTTTTGCCCGCGTCAGGCCATGTTGAATGCCGCCTTAACTAGTTCCGTCCCTCATGCACTGTTCCCCGGCCTGGCCGAATCGCAGGTAGCCATGACCTACGGCATACCGCCACATCGGTATTTCTTTGACTACACGGGGAAATCCTTCACGCCTGCAACGCTCAATTTTGTGGGCTACCAGTCCGCAGCGGGTTTGCCATCCGGGGGGAATTCCAACGATTATTATATACGAGTGGCAAACGGAACGATTGGGCAAATTATCGTCAATGTAGCGGGTACCTGGACAGAATACACGTATGATCCGGTGCACCCAGTAAACGAAGGCGGGGTTGTGTTGGCTTCATCCTTTCTAAATTTCTTAACGACTAACAATTTATAATCATGGGAAAAGGCTTATTGATTCAATTACCTGGTGTATTCACCGTCAATCCGGGCGATCCGGTGTTACCTAAATTTTACCCCAACGATTCGCTGTTGAATGAAGGGTCGCTGTTTTTGTTCGACGCGGCTAACCCGGCTGGCTATCCATCACAGGCGGCAAATCTGGTGAATGGCACTACGTTGTTCAACCTGTTTACAACCAGTCCGAACGCGACGCTGAACGGCACGGCTGTGTATTCGCCAACAACGGGCGGTTTAGTACTGGGTTCCAACAGTAATATACAGCTGGGTAATAATTACAATCTGGCTACGCTGAATAACCCCGGCTTTCTGGCTATTATCTGGATAAAGCAGCTTGTAGCAGCCAGCGCGTTTACCGCGTTACTTCGTAGAGGTACGACAACGACCACGGGCAACATGCAGTATCTAATTGATCTGGGTGCGGATGGACAATCACCACGGGGCTACATCGGCGGTGCGTCCACCTCGGCAACCATTTCGTTAGGTGCCCATTCGTTGAACGCCGTCCATCAACTGGCCATCGCCCGTCAGGGCAATACGGTGTATGGTTTTCGAAATGGTGTGCAGGTGTATTCCGGTGGGTTTGGTGATACGTATGCGAATCCTAACGTTACTCAGGTGACGATAGGAGCGGGTACGATGGCCGGGGCTTCTATATTTCGTACCTACATGGAAAACCTAAACGTATCGGGTAAAACTTCTTTAGCTCAGGTGCAGGCGGATTACGTCAGCAACGTTGGCCGGTTTAGTTAGGTTGGTAATACCATATATATAAAGCTCAGCCGATTCCTCGGCTGAGCTTTATATATATGGTATTACCAACCTAATATTTAATAATACACAAGAATGTTGCACCCATTGCAGCTAAAATAAAAAAGCATACTATTAATGACTTTATCAAAAATGAGAGGCTTCGATGCTCGGGACTAACGGAAGGGGGGACTGGTATTTTAAATTTTTTTTCAATTTCCCTATTGAAACTAACAATCATCAAAGCTTTTTCATCCTTGCTGAATTTATCTCTGTAAGGAAATTTTTCAACAAAGGATTTTGGTATTAATTCTGGGTTTTTTGTTAAAATATCTATATATGATTTGTAATAAATGCGTTTCCATCTCCAAAAGCTAATTGTCGATTTAAAACTAGATGATAGAATAAATAATATCATAAAAGCTAATTCAGCTAAAAGGAGAATGACTGAAAGGGATCTAGCAATGAGAGGAATAGGGGGATCAAATGTATCAATGAAGACTTCTTTACTTTTTGTTGTATTTTGTTTGTCAACTACAATAATTTCTCCATTTTCTATTGATCGTTTTTGATTAACAGGTATTGCAAACGAAGAAAGAGCTTTATTATTTATAAAGTATCCTATGATTTCTATTTTTTCATCAACTAGCCATTGATCAAATTTAAAATTTAGCTCGTGCTCCTGAAAATCTACTTCGATTGGTATGCTGTTACCAGGCACCTTTTCAACTTTAACAAGATGAAAGTTTGGGTTTAAGTCTATTCTTAATTTATCGTCTAATAAATCAGAATGTTTACCTCGACCAATAATTGTTTTTTTTCCAGTATTGGCCACTTCAATTCTGCACCGCCAAAGTGATGAAACAGTATCTCCATTGTAGGTGTAATGGCTTACCAAGCCTTTTACGTTTGATTTTTGGGTAAGTATTTCGCTCTCCTGTAATCGAACCTCAATCTTCGGGGTATTACCAACAAATGATGGTATAGCTAGAAAGATACCGACAACAGATGCTAAAAAGGCAGTTAGAGTCCCTATGATTCTAATGAAATTGTTCTTTAGTAAAGTGTCGATAAAGGAACTCTTTTCATTCTCCGAGGTCATAGGTTAAATTAAATGTAAATATTTTCTTACAAGTTAATTATGTTGGATTTGAAATGTATCGTTTGGAAAACATTTCCCCCTCACCTGTCAGTAGCCATTGGGAAGAAACCCCGTAATCTTTAACTAGCCAGGTTAAATATGCTAACTCGAACGATCGATCTGGGTTAACACGTAGTTGATAGAAGTTTCCCTTATTCAATCCGTAGCGGGACACAAAGGTGTTCTTGCCCCGCATTTGCCGACGCTTTACCAGTTCATCGATTGCCTGAAAGAACCGTTTATTGATTGCTTCCGATTCGGGGTTTAACATGGCCAAAAAAAGCTATGTTTATGCAATGTTTATGTAGTAAAACAGAAAATGCACTGTAACTATCTGTTATACAGTGCATTTAAGTGTAATTTAATGTGACCACGGGGAGACTCGAACTCCCATGCCTTGCAGCACCACCCCCTCAAGATGGCGTGTCTACCAGTTTCACCACGTGGCCATCTGCTGATTGCGGGTGCAAATATAGGAGTTCATTTTTCTCTATGCAATACGACTCGATTTTCTTTTTACTATTTATGAACACCGCTCCCGAAATGAGCAAAAATTCGTAATTTTAATCCTCAAACCACGTTTTAAAGTTCTATAAGCATGGCGCTGGAATTAGTAGGAAAACTTATAAAAGTACTCCCTGAAGTAACTGGACAGGGAAAAAATGGAGCATGGAATAAACAGGAATTTGTGATCGAAACCCTGGATACACAATTTCCGAAAAAAGTCTGTATGACGGTTTGGGGTGAGAAAGCCAATGACCTAAAGCAGTTTGCAGAAGGAGATACCTTAAAAGCAACTTTTAGCGCAGAGTCTCGGGAATACAACGAACGGTGGTATACAGAACTTCGGGCATTCCGGCTTGAATTAGCCGAAGGAGGGGATACTAGCTATGCTGCCCCTGCGCGTCCGGCGCAGCAGGCCCGCCCTGTCAGCCAAAGTCAGCCAGCAGGTACGCCGTTCAACACGAGCTTTGATGACGAAAGCAATGACCTTCCTTTCTAA